TATTGGGAATGCTTGGATTGTCACAATCAATGGCGGTGATTTAGATGAGATGTCCAGAATGTGATAGCACTAGAATAGTTAAAAGAGTAGGTGGATGTCATGGTTGTCCATGTGAAAAAAACCAATATGTTTGTTTAGACTGTGGTTTCTATGCGGCTTTAAGATGTTTTCAAGGAGATTTGGGTGAAGATAATGGACGATAATGTTTTTTATTTTATTTCAAAAGAAGTAGTGTTTTCTGAATCGGTTGAGAAAGGAGCTAGGATAGAAGCTACTGTTATGGAACTTGAAAAGGCTAGTGAAAACAGAAATGTTTATCGGATTGAAGAAGGAGAAGCAATAGCAAAAAGTCTTATTGGAAAAAACGTTTATTATGGAACAGACGTGTTTGGAAAACATGATAATCCAATTGCTAAGAAAGGAGAAAGCAAGAAAGAACCAGTTGGAATAGTTGAATCAGCAAGAGTAATTGGAAAAAAGATTAAGGCTATTATTCGAATAATTAATCAGGGAATGATTGAAGCGTTAAAGCAAGGAGTTAAATATTTGTTTAGTGTAGGTGGAAACGCTATAAGCGAAACAATAAAGAAAATTAAAGGTAGAATAGTTCATATTTTACATGGAGCAAAATGTAATCACTTACAAATTGTAGAAATGGGAACTCCAGTTGGTTTTAAAAACGCTAAAATGGAAAAACTAATAGAAGTTAATGAAACCGTAATGGTTTGTGAAGGCGGATTATGTCATTTACCAGAAAAGAAAAAAACAAAGAAACGAATAGTAATTGTTGTTGAAGAAACAATAGAAATAACTGGTGCAGATGATTTTGAAATCGAAGAATAGAAAAATCTGGCGTGGCATTAGAATTCCAGTTAGAATAGACGAAATGATTATTGACATTCAAAGATTATTAAGTACAGATTATACTGGAGCATTAATATCAATTTTGGTTGACTGGGAAAAATTCCGTTATTTACCAGAAAAAAAACGTCTTTTAGAATTGGCTAAGTTGCGTTATCAACTTATTAAGCAAGAAAGTAAACGTCCTTAATTATCATAATCCTTTTAAATATCTTTCCCCATAGTTTTCTTAATATTAGAAGGTGACATGAAAGAATGTCGAATGTAGGTGGTCCGTTTAAGTGTAAACGGATGAGAATAACCGTAATAGATATAGGTGGAGCTACACATGTTCTTGGTGTAGTTGAAGGCATGGATATTAGAATGCTGAAGGAAGGCGGAGTAGTACCTCATTATGATAGTGAAACTGGAAAACATGCAGTAGGTTATAGACATGGAACTTTTCGTATTAGACGTTGGTTCAAAACTGACGCTGGTAAAGGAGCATTACTGTTTGATATGTTTAATGGTGAAACAGTCTTTGATTTGCAAGGAGAAATAACTGATAAAGCTGGAAGCACATTAATATTGAGTGCATGTTTAATTTATGAGTATGGACCAATAACGGGTGGAGCAAACGATATTGTTTCTGAAGAAGCTCGTGGAGAAGCAGTTGACTGGAGAACTGGAACAGTAACAGACCCATAGACTATTTTCTGAATAAAAATATATCTAGTCCGTCAATTAAATAATCTAAATTTTTCCATATTTTAGATTGAGTGTAACCTCTCAAAAATGCGGATGTGTGATGGATTAACTCGTGTAAAATTAAATAGAATGATATTCTTTCGATAAATATTACTCCAACAAAATAATGAGCCTCGTTCATTTCAGTTTTAATTCTTTCAATCCATTCTTTAGTTTTTTGACTGTCAAGACTGTTCCATTCAGAAACCTTTTTAATATATTCTATAAAGTTTCTCCTAGACGTAGTAACTATTGGCACTAACCAAACTATAGGATACATTTAACGTTTTTTCCTTATAATTTTGAAATAGAATTTTGGATATAACCTTGAAAGTTTATTTAGAACTTCTGGCAAATCTACTTCTTCAATTTCAGTCATTGGATTAAGTTTTGATAAAACATAAGCAAAAGCTTTAAATCTTCTATAACGTTCCAATTCTCTATCGTTTATTTCTTCTTCCTCATCTTTTAACACTTCGGGATAATTATCTACAATCCAAATAAGATTAGCCATGTTCCTATCTACTTGCTTCTGAATTCTAATCCAAGTAGCACTAAATTTTTTGGGGTTGTCTTGCTTTGTAATTTCTCCATTTAAAAGTTTCCGTAGATATTCAAGTTGTTTGTCTGTAATTAACTTAATCACCATTATAATAATGGATATAGTAATATTTAAATATTCCTATAAATTATGAGATATTTCATGTTTTTTCTCGTTTTTATTTTCCATAATACATATAAACTTCATTTTACTTATTTTGTTTAGGTTTGATAAATGGCTAGTAGAGAATTAGTTAAAAAATATGCTGGTAAACCAGAAGAACTAGAAAAAGAACAAGATGTTCTGGAACAAGAAGTAGCGGTAACTTCTAAAGAACTTGAACAGAAAATTAGTGATTTCTCTAGGAAAGTTGACCCATTAATATTTAATGGAGAAACACTTGCTTATGTGCGAAGACCAACTGCAAAACAATATGAACGTATAATTCCGCCAGAACTTGCAAAGTTTAGGAAACACCCCGAAAAAATATCATATGAAATGGAACAAAAATATGTAAATGGCATGTATGGATTGATGGAAGAGCTTATAGTTAACCCTAAACACATTGCTGAATGGTGGAAAGAAAATACTGGTGACGAATTTATGGCGGCATTTCAAGCACATATCTTTAATGTAAGGACAAAATTACAAAAAGACATTGAAAATTTTTTAGAACCAACTTAGGCTTTGTTAAAGGTGTAGTATGTGAGTTGCTTGGTTGTTCACCAAGCGAACTTGTAAAAAGATGTCCAGAACTTCCAGACTATGATTTCCTAGCAATATATTTAGCAGAAAAATCTAATCGGGAACAACAAGCCATAAGTAGGAGATAAAAATGAGTATAGCTGGTGGATTTATGCGATTCACAGAGAATGATTCTGGAAGTAAATATAGAGCTAAAAAGGCTACTGATGACCTTGCTCCAGAAATAACTAAACAGTTAAAATGGCGACTTAAAGCATGGTGGTGGAATGTTTTACAAGAAGCTAAAGGATTGTGTATGGCTTGGGCTTTTGATACTGGAACGCTTTGGCGTTCAATTAGAATAGAAAAGAAAACATCTTCATTAGCAATGGGGGCTCCAACGTGGATGGTTATTCTTTCACCAAAAAACAAATTAATTGATTCCATGATTGTGGCTGGTGGTGCAGAATATGTTAATCCTAAAACTCATAATGGTTGTAATTATGCTGAATCAGTTCATGATGGAACTGGTAGAAACTTGAGTAAAGGAGAAAGACCTTTTCTTAGAGTTGCGATTGAGTTACATATGAATGAATTGGACCATATAATTCAAGAAGGACTTACCAAAGCAATTAATACTGTATGGGTAGGTAGTTAAAAATGGGCATGCGTATTATTTATTTGGCTATTCGTGCGGCAAATTATACTGACCAAGCTACTAGACAAGTTGGACGTAACATAACTAAGTTGATGAGGCAACAGCGAGATTTACAGAGACAAATGACACGGACTTTTGGTGCTGGATTAATGTATGTGGCTGTAGCCACGTTAATAACTATGGGTATTAAAAATATAATTGCAACTACTAGAGAAGGAAGAAGTGCAATGAGAGGGTTTGATAGAGCACTCCAATCAGTAACAAAAACGTTAGGTAAACAATTTCTTGTGGTTCTTGACCCATTAATTAAGTCAGTAACAGCCTTCTTAAATGTTATAAGTAGAAATGAACCGCTTCTACGATTTATAGCTGTTTTAGCATCTGGAATTACAGCAATAATAATGATGAGAGGGGTTACATTTCTTTTATCTACTGCATATAACATGTTACAATTATCATTGTTGAGTACAACATCTGTTATGGATGCTTTTGTACTTCATGGTGGATATGCCACTACAATGATGTTTACTTGGGCTGGAGCAATTCAAGTAGTTCAAGCTTCAATGGCTCCAATGATTATGAGCTTCTTCATTTTCTTACAAATAGCTGAAAGACTTGGTCCATTAGCAAAACCAATACTTGGAGTTGCGGCGGCACTTATGATATTAGCAGGTGCCTACATAGCTGTAAGGGCGGCTCTTGGAGATTTAACTGCGGTAGCAAATTTGGGTGTAATGATTGCGGCGGCTGGAGCTGGTATGGGATTGGCGGCGGCAGTATATACAGAAGCTCCATCTTACCAGTATGGAACTCGAATGGTTCAACGGACTGGACCCGCTATTGTTCATGCTGGAGACGTAATATCCAGACCAGACAGAGGAGATACGACTCCACAACAAGAACGTGGATTTCCAAAACATTACTATAATGTTACATTAAGTTTTGGAGATGTTAAGACTAAAGCGGATAAGGAAGAGTTGAGACCGTTAATACTGAAAACTTTGAAGGATGCACTTAATAATAAGGTGTGATAAAGATGACTGTTGTTTTTACTGAAGATTTTGAAAGTTGGAATAGTAATAGCTGGACAGTTACCGCTACTGGTTCTGCGACTTTTAATGCTGATGTTGCATCTAAAAAGAACGGTGATTATGGGGGAAACATGTACCAAGCGGCTGGTGGTTGTGGTATAGTTTGGTGTAGAAAATATATTGGAACTTACAATCCATTGCATTATCGAACATGGTTTAAAATTGAGTCAGGAGATATATATACTGATGATACTATAGGATTGATACGAATAGTAGATTCTGATGGAAATGGACTTTTCGGTTTATACCTTACTAAAAATGCGGATGGAAAGTATCGTTTATATGTTAACGATTATGTTGGTGTTAGTCAAGAATTAGCTACACATGACCTTAGCATTGGAACTTGGTATTTAGTTGAGATAGCCTTTAAAAAAGCCGTTTCTGGATTTTATAGTGTTTGGTTAAACCATTATAATGACTACTACAATCCAACGGATACTTCAGCCAGAAATAATCCACATGGTCTTTTATTCGGAGATAGTTACGGGTCTGAATCTTCATTAGCAATAAGGATTTATTATGACGATATGTTGGCGGGGGATGACCCTATTGGGGATGGTGGTGATGGTATGGGTGGTGCTATTGGTGAAACATTTACGTTTGAGATTGGGGGAGTTGGTGCAGGCGATTGTGTTATATCAGCTCATTACATTAAGAGTCATCCGAATTCAGACCCAGACACTTTTGAATTAAGACTTGTTCCAGAATGTGGAGAAACAGTAAATTTTTTTGATACAGTAACAATTAAAAAGAATGGAGTTACAGAGTTTGTTGGTTTTGTAGAGGAGATTACTCCAGAAGTTGGAGAGGATGGACTTGAATATTTAATATCTGGGCGATGCTGGAAACTTATGGTTTGGAAAAAATGGAATGAACGTTACCAAGAAAGCCGTGAAGTTGGACCAGAAGATACTGAAGGTAATATTGAAAGTGGATTTTTTGGTGCTGTTAAACCAGAAGAACTGGTTAAGTTTATTATGCGATGTCCAATAAGTGAACATCCTAAAGATTATATTAGGCATAAGATTGGTTGGGGAATAGCAAGTGATTATTGGGATTGTTGTGCAAATGTTACTGCGGATTGTTATTATCCAGAATGGGTAGCATTACGCTATATTGGTTTAGCATGGCGTGGAAGAAGTGGTGTTGAAACTTTTTATAATGATATTTTACCAGTTAATAATTTTGATAGTACTTTTACTGACTGGGATGAATATGGAGTTTCACCATATCTAAATGTTGATAGTACTGCAGGAAGAATACATGGTTTCTATCATGGATGGACTGAAGGAGATTTTGATTTTCAGGATTTATCTGCTGGACGAGAAATAATTTATGATGTTTATTTATATGTTAAATCGTGTGGCTATGCGAAAACTTTAGTAAAGCTCTATGATGGAATTAGTTGGTATAATATTGGTGATTTACAAATAACTTTTGCTGGGGGTTATGAATATAAAAGGTTCAATGTTACATCATGTTTAAATACTGTAACTAAAGTTAATAATGCTAAGATGAGGTTTGAGATTACAGGTGGAGTTGAGCATGACCCAAGAAAAATTATTTATGCTTATTTGTCTATAAGGTCTAGTGCAGAAACATCTGAACCATACCAGATGACTGATGATTGGTTCATAGTAGATATGGGTAAACCATTTGATAATGTTACTGCCATGCTGATTGAATGTCGCAACAATCCAATAACATATGCTAGAAACTATAAAATTCAATATGCAAACCTAAGTAACTGTTGTAATACTAATAATCCGCCTTTGGAGAGTGAATGGAATGATTTTACTCCAGCAGTTAACGTTACCAATAATCAAGCAAGGGATATATTGCATAGTTGGGAACCAAAAGACGATGTTCGTTGTATCCGAATTAAACTTACTATGAGTGACTGTAATGCTTGGGAAATAAGCCAAATTTATATTTGGGAAGCAGATGAACATAAATATAGGTTAATGGATGAAGGTGATTAAAATGTCTCATAATTGGGTTACACCAAGTTCGGTTCATAGTTTCTGCGGAGAATCTTTTGGTCATCTTGCAAGTCATGCAATAGACGATAATACTGCTACTTATTGGAGACATGGTACTGTAGATTTCCATTGGGTTATTTTTGATATGGGCGAAACTAAGGCGATAACTAAAATTCGTTTATATCAGAATGGAGAGCTTAGTCAACAGAGATGGGGCTGGAGTTTTGGGATGTATGTTTATGTTGGGGACGACCCTGCAAGTTTTGGTGTGGCTGTCTGGGAAGGAATTTTAAATAGTTCTGGTTGGCAAGAATCTGGAGAATTTAGTAAAAGTGGTCGTTATGTCAAACTTTTAAGTAAGTTTAGTGGTGATGACCAACGTATGTTTGAGTTCGATGCTTATTGTCTGGCTGGTGGTGATGGAAATGGAGACTATTCTGGTGGACCTTGGGTAGATTTAGGAACGATTAGTTCAATCGGAGATATAATAGGTCCATTGAACATTCCATATAGTAGAGTTTCAGATGGTTTACAAACTATTGCTGAAAAAACACTTGCGGCGTTTACTCCTTGGGAATGGTGGTTTGATTATAGTGGGAACCTTTATTTTAAACAATCAAGAGGAACTGATAAGTCTGCAACTATCCACTTAGTGGCTGGAGACCAGATAGGCGGTTCAAGAAAAGAACAGATAAGTAAGCAAACAAGCCAGAGAGTTAGAGTTACTGGTCGTGGTGAAAGTGCAGACCAAGACCGAAATACGAGTGACTGGCAAGAAGAAACAAGTGAAATGGCATCCAATAAAGTTAATGGTTTTTACGAGAAAGTTGAATCGGAGAAGAGTTTGTCTAGTAAAGAAGAATCTGATGTTTGGGCTCAAGTTCTTCTTGCCCAGAATAGCCCAGTAAGAAATGAAATTACAATTACTTTAGAAAATGATTGGTACACTTCTGGTGATGCCCCGCTTAATCCCAATAACTATGACCTTGGAGACTATGTTACTGTTACTGACCCTGCTACTAAATTAACTGGTAAATATCGGGTTAAGACAATAGAAAAATGGATTGATGGTGATGGTGGAGAAAAGGTTCAAGTTACTGTGTCTAAACGTAGAACGGATATTATGGACCGTCTTTCAAACTTGTTTAAGGTAATGGAAAGAATGAAAAACTCAAGTACATACTTGGATACTTTATATGCTGAAGGTGGAAAACAAAGGAAAATAGACGCAAATAAAGTTGAGGATATTTGGAGTCAACAGGCAAGTAATGAGTGGGCTACAGAATTACCAGAAGATAAAACTGAAGACGATGATTACCTTCAAGAATGTGACCCTTATGGAAGAATAGATTATAGTTGTACTAAAGACGAATTTGAAGTTTACGCCACAGCTCATACTGCTGTGGGGTGGGTTTATTTATATGGAACAGCCAATAAAGGAGACCCACTACTCAATTTTAGTAGAGACCCAAAATTCACTTGTGAATTTGAAATAGACACAACTGGTGCAGATAGAACAGAATGGAATACTGGAACTTTTATTTCATTTGGCATTAGAAGTATATATAACCCTGTTACTCCAACAGATTGTGGTAATTGGGGACTTAGAGGATTTGGCTTTGTAGTTAAACAAACCGCTTCCAATTTAACGTTAGAAGCTCGTTTATATATTGATGGAAGTTGCATAAAAGAAGTAAAAATAGCCAATATATCTTATGACGTAAGATATATTGTGGAAGCCCGATTAGAATGGAAAGAAAAAGTGATAAAATATTATTTTGGTAAATCAGATGTGGATAAAAATGACCTGCAGTTTGGTTTTAGATTAAGAGCTATATTGCCAATACCATTAGAAACTCAAGACATATATAATTTTGGTGGAAATGACTACAACAATTATTTATGTCCATTCCATGTTGTTTTATGGGGACAAGATGGGGCTATAAACCCTGAAAAGCCAGCAATAGTAATTTATCGTTGGAAGACTCAAGCTATTAGGGCGGTTGAGGGATAATGCTTTTAAAGTTTGGTTTGTATGTTTATGGTGATGTAAATGCCTAGAAAAGAAATATATTGGATACATAAGGCGGTGAATTAGTTTGACCGTGAAGATTGGAACTGTAGAGTTACCTAATGTTCTTAACTGGGAAGAAGAGGAAGTGTCTAGTGTTCCAATTAAACGTGTTATTCGTAAAACTACTCCTACTGTTCAAGCTCAATATTTTATTAGGGAACCTCGTAAAATTACTATTACTACTAGATTGACGAGTCTGGAGAAACAGAGTTTGCGTGATTTAAAGAATGAGTTTAACTGGCAAGAACTGTATGATTATGATGATAGTTTTGTGGATTGTGTGTGGATTGAAAAGTTGGATGCTAGGTGGGCACGGGCTGAGTTTCATGATACTCCTTGGGTTTATACGGTTTACTTGATTTGTAGTGGTTGTGTTAACGAACCCTCTGCTGGATGTTAGTTAATTATTGTGACTTTGAATTTAAGGGGATGTTCATCCATTTATTATATTCTTTACAAACAGTTACACAGTTTACGCCATAATCTTCATAGTCAAGATGACCATGTTCAAGATTTTCAGTTGTTCCGCAAAAAATACAACGGTCATTTAATGGTATGTGATTGCGAGCATATTGACGGGCGGGCTACTTTTTTATGATTAATATTTCTTTTCCACCAAGTTAGTGGATGTTTTAATTTATCACTTTCATAATGTCTTCTTTGAGACTCTGGATGATTTAAGTCCCATTGTTCTTTAAGTTTCTTATGGTATTCCCTTGCTTTTGGATGAGTAACCATGTATTTCCTATGATATTCATTGAGTTCTTTGCGGTGTTTCTTTTGGTATTTCTTCTGATAGTTTGGGTCTTTATAAGTTCCTTTATGACTTACCATTATTTGTCCACTTCATTTAACTTATATTTATAGTTATTCATGGTGATTTTTCCTTCAACACTAAGAACATCTAATAATCTACTTAGTTCTCTTGGTGGTATTTTATCGTTTAACAGTTTTTGTATTTGGTCTGAACTTTGAGGGATAAATAGTGTTTTCAATATTACTTTTTTGTTTACTTCTTCCTTATCTTCGATACTAAGTGGTTTTCCTAGTTTGGCTTGGTGAATGTCTATTTTCTCTCCTTGTTCCCTCTCTTCCAAATTCTTACTCAGTCTATAAATCTTTGGTTTACTGCCAGCACTTTCATCCCAATAGATTAAGCCCGCCGCTTCCAAAGTTGGGATTATCTCTTCGTTAAGCCTTTTGGTACTTAATGGTCTTTGATATTCCTTCAAATAAAATGTGAATATATCCCGTTTGTTGAATCCATCATTAACATTTTTTTCTATTACTCTATGATATATCTCATATATTTCTGGGGAAATTCCCATTTCATTAGCCTCACAAATCTTACTATAGAGAATATATGCTACTTCAACATCTATTTGGTTAGAGTAAATCATATCCCCTTCTCTTTTCCGATTATGAAAATTCAACAAAGCCCAATATTTAATGAGGCGTAGAAGTCTCTGAAAATCTCTCATATGACGTGGATTGAGTTTTCTTTCTCTAATGAATGATTCGGCAATTTCTTCACTATTAGAGATAATCACGTCTTTTATAGACGCTTCTTTTATATCCAAAATACGATTTTTCAACCTTAATCTATCAACATTCTCTCTAATTCCAGCCTCAAACTTTCTGCTTTGCCCATTCCTTCTAGCAGTTAAATGAATTGCCTCTTCTATTTTTTCAACATATATATCTGGACTTAACTGGAAAAATCTGGTTGATTCTTGAAGGTTTATTTTTTTAGTGGCGGTACACATAATAACTGTTGGAAATCCAATTATAATAACATTTTTAGCCCTAAAACCAGATTTTTGGCTTTTATCCGTAAATTTCACTTGTAATTCTTTTTCATCATGACTTAACAAACTTCTTAGTCTAGCCATCAAAGACATTGAAGGCTGGTCTTTAAATATAAAAATCTTCTTTTCCATATCAACCATACGGGCATGTCTATCTTTATCATATGGACCGAACTCATGGAAGAAAGCTGTTGGTGAAGCATATCCAATTCTTTTAACGTCTTCTTGGGGGAAATATTGGGCAAGTTCTAATGCTATATAGGTTTTACCAGTTGAACTTTCAGACCTAAACATTATATTGCTTTGTTCATCACCGAGATATGTTCCAACCATTATTAACAAGGCTATAACTTTATTTTCCCTATCTTGTTTGATTGTCGTGCCAAGAATATCTGCTATCTCTTCCAAGTCCATTTCCTTATTTATTGATTTCATTGCTTCCTCTTTAGCATTCAATTCATTTTCCATAGACATGTTATTTATCCCCTACTATGGGGGTATTATTACCCCCCTTATTAAAGATAATATAAGTATATTTATTACGTCCACAATTAGGACAAATCCACCGTTGACTCAAACCTTTCTTAGTACGCCTTTTACCATTCTTAACCATTTCAGTTTTACACTCTGGACACTTCAACATATTTCACTCACTCAATTATATGATAAAGTGATATATAAAAGTTACTATTGAAGAAAACTTCTTCTTTATAAGTTTATTTATTACTAACACTAATTAACGGAAAAGAAAGGGATAAAGATAAAAAGGAATTTAGTTGGGTTGTTTTGGTTCTGGTGCTTTGGAAGTTCCAACCCTCTTTACTGTGCTATCTTGTGGGGGAAGAAGCAGTTTCTTCTCTTCTTCTTCACGTTTCTTCTTACGTAGTTCTTCACATTTCTTGCTTGTATAAGCTGGGTCATATATAAACTGGAACAACTGTGCGTCCCAAAACTTGTATATTGTTTCTATTGGAATAATAAAGCCCATCCAAGTAATAATATCCACGCTAAAGCCAAGTTGATAACCGCTTATTCTAGCTGTAACACCTATATATTCATGTGTTTCATCCATAAAGTCACTTCCGCCACTATTACCGAATATAGTGTTAGCAGTTGACAACCAATATTCTTCATTCTCTATAATGTCATGTTTACCCATTAAGATTCCTTTGTTCAGAATAGGTTCATGTCCCAATGAACAACCACAAGAGCAACTTCCCATTCCAATTTTGATTTCATCAGATTTACCTTTCGGGTAAAGTTTTGCAACATATTTGAATGGTTTACTTGTCTTCAATTTTAGCAACGCCAAATCATATTGTTGGTCCCAAGCCATAATCTCAGCATTATAAGCAGAAGCCCCAGTAATCGTACTCATTTCTTCATACTCAAAAATCTCCACTTGCACTAACTCACGAACTTCAGTTTCAATAGTTCTATCAGCAAAAGGATGTTTCTTCTTCACTTTCTTAATAGCACTTTCAACAACGTGATGGCACGTCATAACATAAGTTTCATATTTCCCATTGTTATCTGGAATTGGCTTACTATAAACAATCAATCCAGAACCACCCGCCTTAGCCGTTCTCACCCGCACCGTAGGATAAATCATATCTTCATGTTCACTTTTTATCCGTTTAAGAGTTTCTTCACTAAATCTGCTCATTTAATCACTATCATATTCTATATTGAATTCTCCCTAATAAAAGTTGTGGTTTTTTTTCTAAACATTTAAATATCACTTCCCCTATTAACTATTTGATAATATTGTTTGAGAAAATAAAATTTCACGCTAATCTAACGCTTGGCAATTTTTGGCTAAGTTGGTTTGGGAACTTTGGTAGGGAACTAGGTTCTAATGTTCCACATTCATTCGGAACAAATCCATATGGCGATGAATTGTCACATAGAATGTTTACTGATAAACCATCGGAATATATGAATTTTATTGATTGGTGCATTAAACGTGGAAAAGCATGTTGGATTACTTCCCAGCCAATGCGTGAATATGGTGTGCCATTGGGAATAGAAAAATTGTTTTTTGATTTTGATTATCCATTAAAAAAGAATTGGAATATGACTCCACGAAGAAGAGAAAAAGTTAAAGAACAAGTTTTGGAGTTTCTTAAACCATTAGATTATGAACCATTATTAGTAGCTACCCGCAAAGGCTTTCACGCTTATATTTTCTTACGAAGAGTTTACGAGTTTGAACCACAAAACTTTGATTTCGCCAAAGATGTTTTTGGCGTATTAGCATTATCCATGATTGGCTTACCAAAATTATATGAACAGTTAGAAGAGGAAGACCGTAAAAAGTGGAAGTATCTTGATTTTGTTCCGTTAGGTGATATTAATCGTATGGCTAGAGTACCTTTAACTCCACACGAAAAAACTGGTGAAGTCTGCCAGATATTAGACCGTAAGTTGAAACCAACTAAAGTTAGAAGTTTAGATTTGTACCGTACATATGGTCTTCGTGAAGATAAAATTCGTGAAGCAGTAGAAATAGTTAAGGATTACTACCAAAAGAAAGTGAATAGAGAAAAAAGAAGAATTGAATCTGGAAGTAAAGACTTTGCGAATGGCGGCGGAAAATTTCATGGGCAAATAAGACCGTGTTTTCTGGAAAGAATGAGAATTGGAGAAATGGTTCATCAACAACGACTTGCCTTTCTCATTGAAATATACTGGAGTAAAATAAAAAATCAAAGACAATGGAGTAGAATGAGAAAAGAAGAAACAATGATAAACTTTTTCCGTCAATTCAAAGATTTCAAAGAGAAAGAAACTAGATACTACGTTAATTATTTTCTAAACCATAACCCAAATAAATTTCCACCATACCGTTGCAAAACACTAGAAAGATTAGGTTACTGCTTAAAGAGTGAATGTCCATTTTACAAACAATAATAATACTTATAAACATTATCATCATATTATTATATGGTGATAATAATGGGTTTTTCGGAGTGGTTGTTGAGTAATAATAAACTTGAAAGGTTAAAAGCTTGTTTTTATGCTTTAGAAATTGGAACAGTAATTTGTAGTTTAATAGATAAGATAACTACGTTTATTGCTTTAACATATTGGGGAGCAATCGAAATAAATCCTTTTGCAAATCATCTAATGAATATTATTGGTGTTGTTCCAGCCCTCATTATAGGATTCTTAGCTTCTATAAGTCCAATATTACTAATTCATTATGGCATTCGCAGACTCAAATGGAATAAAGAAGGACACTATTGGATTTTCACAATATTCATGACAGTTTATTTTGCTACGTTTTATAAATTAATTGAAGGTCAAATAATGGGGTGTCTATAATGAATTACACTATTATTATTATCTTTGCAATATATATGTTTCTCATATTATTCTTGAGAAAGAGATACAAAAAGGCAAAGTGGAATCCGTTTGAACAAGCAAAAATGAATTCTATTATCAAGCGGGAAAACGATTGGGTGTTTGAGAGACCATTTAAACGTTTTGAATATGTCAACAAAAAAGTAAGTGATGGAACAGTAATTGGAATATATCTTATTCCAAAACCGAAAACCAAGAAACAAATTAAGTATGAGAAACTCTGTAAGAAATGGCGATAGAAATACTTATAAACTAATTTTATTATTATATTAAGCAGAGTTGATAATAACATGGATGATAAGTTTATAGTAGCGTTGACTGGAGTTGTTTGTATCACTTCGATTAGTGTTGCTTGTATCGTTTCTGGAATAGACGGAGTTGTTGTAGGTTCTGCCATAGGTGCAATATCAGGCATTATTGCTGGCATATTTGGCTATTTGAAAGGTAAAGGTAATTAATTGGTGTGAATACAATGGTTGTTGCAAAAACCGATGTATTTGAACCAACAAGAAGCTACGTTAAAATGCTTTCTAAATTAATAAAGTCTCTTCAAAAAGCAAAACCAAAAGACAGACTAGATTATTCTGTTGAAATAACAAAGTGTCTAAATGCAATACTGGTAAGCGTGAAAGGTTGGAATGCATGGTTAACCAATTTGGAAGCTCTAAAAGTTTTATCATTAGAAGATTTACAACAAGCCTACCCAAAACTATTAGAAACAAGTATTGCTTTTCTCAAGATAGATGTGGAAGTCACAAAAAAGAAATTGCTTGAAGCTTCAGTTAAGTATAACGAAAATAAACAAAAACACAAGTCAAAGGATTATAGAGAACCTTACGTTTCCTAAAAGCAAAGATTTATATATCGCCTTTCTAACTATATTATTATAAGGTGTAAATAATGAGTAAACAAGAATCAGGCTCTTTTGTTCCAGAAGAAAAACAAATAAAACCACCACCACCACCGCCAATTAATCCCAATACTGCTTTACTTGTGGTAATGCGTGAAATTAGGGACGCAGTAAAAGAAAACATGGAAGCACTTAATAGTCTTTTGACTACACTTGTTGGACAAACAAGAAATGAATTTACAACTCCACAAGGAAAAACCACAGTTACAACTTCAATAAAAGAAACCCCAGCAAAAGAAACTCCACTTCCAATGCCAACATTAACTCCAGAAACCACTTCAGCTACAACTCCAATAGAAAACATTAAAATGATGTTTCCACAAGACCTAGAAAACCTATTAGCATTCACAGATGAAGGAACTTACATTAAAGTTAAGCCACGTCAGTTTTTGGGTTCAGACAACTTTGCCAAGATAGCCTCAGTAGTTCGTGCCGCAAACGGTGAATACAAGTCTGCTGGAAAAGAAAGCCATTTCAGAATACCAAAGAGATAGGTGAAATCTATTGGAAAAGACTTGCAAATTCTGTGGCAAGAAATTCAAAACTTACAATAGCAAACGCAAGTTTTGTAGTCGTAAATGTTTCTATGCATGGTTAAAGAAGGTAGCTGAAAATGATTAAACCAGCAAACAATAATTTGAGAGGAATGTTCCTAGATGCAGATGATGTACGAGTTATAACTATTGATTTGCCACTAATAACTAAACGTCTTGTCGGTAAGAAACGTGTTTATGGAGAATTGGCTTTAATTGGTGATTTCCATTATGGGCACGAAGAATTTTCTCATAGTGTATTAAATGGTTATCTTAATTATTTCAAAGCACATCCTTACATACAATTCGGATTAATGGGAGATTACGTAAACTATGCTGAAACTTCATGGCACGTCAGAGATGAAACAATGACGATAGATAAACAGATAGAACAGTTTTGTGGTGATTGGAGACCATTCAAAAACCGCATTAAGTTTATGCTTTCTGGAAATCACGATGAACGATTTATTAGAGTAACAAAATCATATCGTTTTCTACGTAACTTAGCATTGGAAATGGGGATAAACCCAGATAAATGTTCTATTGGTGAACCGCAAAGAGGATTCTTTCTAGTTGTAAAAGCTGGAGAGAAATTGTATGGTGGATATGTTCATCACGGTTCTACCAACGCTAGAATAAACCGTAAACTTCAACTGAAACGTATGGGTTCTAATAATCAAGTATGTTTCATAGCACATGGACACACTCACGAATTGAGTTGGGGAGAAAAACGCACATTCCGTAGTTTAGAAATTATAAATGGAGAAGTAAAAAATGTTGTTCGAAGACAATTCTTAATTTCAACTGGATGTTTCCTAAAATATCCAAGTTATGCAGAAGCAAAAAGTTATCCATACACGGATGTTGGATGTCCAATACTTAGGTTTTATGCTGACGAATCAGAAATGGAAATATATGATTTAACATCTCACTATAAACAATTTCTATCTAAAGGTGGAATATCTTTTCAAGGAATAAAAAAACCCTTATCAACAGAACTAAAGAAAATACTTCCTAAAAAAACAAAATGTCCAAATTGTGGAAGTATAGCCTCTCAAAAAAGAGGAATTGAAGTTAACAAAACTGGTAAACGTCAACGTTATCAATGTTTGAAATGTGGGAAATGGTTTAGCGTTCAAATGGAGTGAATCATGTGACTGAGGGAAAATGTGACAGTTGCGGGGCAATTGTTGATACCTTAGTTCCAATCCGCATTTTATGTGAAACTAACGGTGCTATGGAAATGCAACTTAGACACTACTGCCCAGAATGTTTTATGGAGATGATGGATAATTGGGAACGTGATAAGAAAGATGAAGAAAAATAAATTCTTTGGGAAGAACGAAAAGAAATGGAAATGGGAGAATTTCAAGTCAACTAAAGGATTTCCTATTCCAGACGAACTTTTAGCATGGGTTATTGGACAAGACAAGGCTTTAGAAGAATGTAGATTGTGTATTGATGAGTGGGTTCAAAAACTACTTCATCTTAAAAAGAAACAATGGTGGAAAGCTTTTGAAGACCCAGAAAAGGATAAACCGCCACCAAAAGAATGGCTTCCTAGTGGTCCTTTCTTGTTAATGATTGGTGACGCTGGAACTGGAAAAAGCCTTATAGGAAGAGCATTATCAACTTACATGACTGACTTATACAAAAGGAAAGGAATTGAACTTAACGATGTTTTAAGTTGGAAAAACAAAGCAATGCCTTCCACCCCCAAAATAAGCATTCATCCTTCTGGTGTTGGCAAAAAAATAGTTCAGAAACTTAGATTAAAATCTTTGAAGAAAAGTCGTTTTTCGAAATGGGGATTTAGGCTTTTGGAAGGTTTAATGATTGGGTTTGGGTCATTTGTATTAGGAGTTACATTTTATAGTATTGGGTCAAGTTGGTTTGGCATAAATGCACAGGGTTATCCTATGCAACTTATTTATGAAGGAAATTTCATACAATATCTTATTGATTCGTTAATGGCTAATGTTATGATGATTTATTTGGGTATTGGCATATTATCTATGGGAGCAATGATATTTATTTTCAAGCATATTCTCGGTGGTCTTGGCGGAAGCAAAAAGGGTATTGGTGGAGCCGAGTCAGTAGATTCACCTAAATTGATAGTTGACAATTCAAGTGGAAATGCACCATTTATAGATGCGACTGGACATGGAAGTTCCCAATTATTTGGGTCAATTGCTTGGGACCCATACCAGACGGGTGGACTTGGAACTCCAGAACATCAACGTGTTAGTGCTGGAGACGTTCATCGGGCTCATCTTGGTGTTTTATATATAGACGAAATTAAGAATTTGAAGGGGGCAGAAGCAACAACACTTCTTACAGTCTTAGAGGACGGTCAACTTTCAATAGCACTAAGAAGTCAAATGCATGGTGGAGATACTGCCGCAATGGCTGTTTCAACTGAACCAGTTCCAGCAATGAACTTTTTTATAGCGGCTGGAAACCTTGATAGTGTTCCACAAATACACTATGCTTTAATGGATAGGATTTATGGTTATGGAAAAGTTGTTTATATGAATAATGACATGGATAATTCAATAAAAAACAGAAGAAGATATATTCAGTTTATAAGTCAAGAAATTAAACGTTTTAATTTGCTTCCTTTCAATCGTGAAGCTTGTATAGAAGTAATTAATGAATCAAGTAGAAAAAGTGATATGACAAGTAAACTTTCAACCAAGTTTAGACCAATGATAAGCATAATAAAAACAGCTAGTATTCTTGCTCATAACGAAGGAAAAAAGATAGTTGAGGAGAAACATGTTAAAGAAGCTATAAAAGAACATTGTAAAACTATTCAGTTGCAAGTTTTAGAACAAATAACCGAAAAACGTGAAATATATAATATTATTAATCCAGAAAGTAAGCCGATAAAAGGACAAATATATGGTATGGCAGTTTCTCATTTTGAGGGACAGAAAGGAGTAGGCATTATACTTCCAATCAAAGCTTCAGTTGAAAAACTAAGTAAAAATTCTAATGGGTATTTCCGTGTTACTGGCGTAAAAACTAAAGATGATTCATGGGTTCAAAATTCAATTAGTAAAGTAACAACTGTAATTCAGCAACGTTACAAACACAAAAAGAAACTTGGAATTCATATTGATTTTGCACAGTCAATAGGAATTGATGGTCCAAGTGCTGGTGTAGCAATGGCTTTATCTTTAATATCACTATTTGAAAAGAAAGCAATAAGACAAGATACTACTGTAACTGGAGAAATAAACATTAGTGTAGAAGACAAAATATTAGTTACTCCGATTGGTGGAGTTAGAGAAAAAATATTAGGTGCAGAACAGTCTGGATTTAAACGAGTCTTAATTCCTAAACGAAACTATGAAGTTAACATTAACCCGTCAGACTATAAAATAAAAGTTATTCCTTGCTTAACTCTTAAAGATTATGAAAAGGAGATTCTGGTGAAAAAGTGAAAATCTATTACGACAAAGTAAAGACTAAGGAAGTCAACGATAGGATATGGGAAGTTTGGGGTAGCAGAAAAAAGAAGTGGGCTGAACATGGATATAATGTTAGTGAATGTAGTGGTTGTGAACTTAAATGTTATTGCAACAGAACTGGAATGGAACAGAAAATAACTAGAAAATCCATAGGATTCTTAGTCTTCGGCATTATTGCAGAATCAATTGTTATGGAGATTTATCCAGAAGAACAAAGACAATATGAAGCTAACTTAAACGAGATTGTTTGGGGACATATGGATGCTTATGAAGACCTTACTTATGTAATTGAAGGGAAAGCAACTGCCAAAAGAATATTCAAGGCAAAAGATTTACCAGTTGTTTGGGTAATGCAGATAATCAATTATATTACAATGAGCAATTCAAATAAGGGATGGTTGTATATATTAGATATTTTCACTCGTCAGTTCTCGGCTTTCTGTGTTGAATTAACAAGTTCTGAGAAACTACAGCAAATTGAAGAGTTAATGGATAAAGTTTCACGTTTTGACAAAGCAATTCAAATTAAAGACCCGTCAAATCTACGGATTAACCCAGAACAATATACACTTTGTAATTACAAGAAAGATTGTCCTAGAAGACAAGAATGTAAAGCGAAATATAAAGAGTTGAAGAAGAAATGAGCTTCTGGAAAACGATTATTATACTTTTTCTTATAGGTATTTTAATGGCTGTAATGTTCTATCATATGACCAAACCTAGTTATCCATTAATTGTCAATTTGTATAAATATAGATATAAACAAATGTCTGATTCAAACGCTAAAAAACAATTAATAGATTATACAAAGTCTATAAACGACTCTATTGAAGGACTTAACTATTCAGAACTGTTAGCTTGGGAACATAGACATCTTATTTATACAAAAAGTCATTTGAATTCTCCACGACCAGAACTTCCAATCCCAATAATAGAACGAGGTAAAGGAAGATGCGGAGAATTTGCTTTATTATATACTGGTCTTTGTCTTGCCAATAATATTCCAGTTCGTCTGGTTATAGATTGTTCAGTCAAAACTGACAATCGTTCTACTGCTGACCATGTGTGGAATGAAGTATATGTAGATGGAAATTGGTTGCATGTTGACCCAACAGAAAATAAAGTTAATCAACCACATCTTTACCGAGATGGATGGCACAAGAATGTTAATTTGGTTTATGCTATTTTTTATGAGGAAATAATTAACGTAACTGAAAAGTATAATTAGAATGGTTCATAAATTATTGATGTTTTATTTAATGGGAAAAAGAAAACTGGTTGATTAAAAAAACTTGTTTTCCAATGAATATAAATTGTTGTTACATTAAAGGTTTCAGCTAACAAAATAAAATCTGTAAATTTTCCACATGAAATCCACAAATTTCCTATAATATAAGATTGTTCCACATTAAATCCACGCTTTTCAAGAATTTCAGTAAGTCCATCAGTCACATCATATATGTAATCCTGAAGTTTTTGTTCACCCAAAACTCTTGTTCGACTAAAAAAAATAGTTCCCACTAACATACCTACTATAAAAACAAAAATAAATATTAAAGCAAATATTATTTTTCTCATTTTTAATCTTCCAAGACAGTTTTAAGCATATCTATGAATTCTTCGCCAGACAATTCTTTTATTACATCTTTTTCTCTTTCCAAAACATTATTTAAAAGTTCAATTCTTTGTTTTGCTTTCATTTGTTTCTTTTCTATCCAAGCCCTATAAATAGTTACTAGAAACATTCCAACTACAACAGCCAGATTTAAAACGTAAATATCAAATAGACTAACCATTATGGTCTAGCTCCGCATATATTTCATTAAATAATTTGTGAAATTCACATCGGAAACACTCATCAATATCTTTTTTACCATGTTTCTCTTCACAATGTTTGCACCATTCAGTATGTATCTTCTTAATCTTTTCATATGCTCCCAAACCAAACAACACCATTAACTATAATTACTTCGTGCCTAATAAACCTTACCATTTTATACCATATAACTCATCAATACTTAACTCTTTCTTTTTCTTGTCTTTAGGCAATTTTTTAAGAAACTCATCCAATATGTTTCCGCCTTCTTCAACTCTATAATCAACCATTCCATATTGACAACTATCCAGAGAATGGTCATCAATCTTACGAATTTTTCCTTTTCTCCAACAAGCCTTACGTAATGACTGAGTTAAATACCAAAACTTTTTTGGAATAACAATCTTATGTTTCTCCACGAAGTTTATGATATTATAAATTCTCGCAAGCTTTTCCGATTCTGGAATAATATAAACTGAATATCCCTTGTCTTCCATTTTCTCGTTCAAGTGTTTACCCGCTACTGCTGGGTCTGGAATGAAAGTCCATGTCTTCCATTTCTGCATACTATCATGTATCCAACTAATCTTTTCTTCTTCCCTCAACCCTAACTGTTCATCATTAAACAATACAAAAACAGTATCTTCTTTACGACCAAAAACAGTTAATGCACAAGGAGCTTCTGATACTCCATAATCAAATCCAGCACGTCTTTCCAGAATATATTTTGTTGGGTCTTCTGGAGTTCCCAACTTTAACAATTTAACTAATGGACATTTATTTGTGTATGGTTCACATTCGTCACAAAGGTCACAAATAACAACGTCTAAATCATCCTTTTTAAACACGGCTCCACTAGCCATACTTGCTCCGCCTAAAGCCATTGACAACCATTCCTCATCACCTTTTGTTTTACGTTTCTTACTTATTTCTTCTTGTGTCATCCACCAAACATTAGGAAGCCAATGTAACGGGTCTTTATCCAAATAAGTTTCTATAGGTTTCTTCCCACTAATATGTTTTGCAATTGCCCATTGATAAGTAGTAAAACCATACTTCTTAGGGTTCTTCATATATTCATAGAACATTCCAAAAATATAATCAGCCGTTGAAGTAAGAATAAGTCGCCCAACTCTTTTCCCAGTTAACTGCCACATAACAGATTTAACTGCTTTAGCTCCATCCTCACTCTTGTCTTCTGCGGCACATGCCTCGTCTATATCAACTTCGTTAACGTGTGGTCCCTTACTAGACAACATGCTACAAGCGGGAAATCTACATTTACTTCTTCCCAAAGTATAACAAGCCTTTTTAATTCCATGAAGACTTTTATAAATAATTTTTCCAAGCATCGGAATATCCATTCTCCAATCATCAATATATTCTTGAATAAGTTCACTCTGTTGACTACTTCCACCCATACAAGTAATTGAATAACGGTCTTGAGTTGAAATCTGCCAACAATTCCATATACCTAAACAAAATGTTTTTCCCGCACCACGACCAGCCGCTAAAAGAATCAGTTTGGATTTTTCTTTCCACAGTTCATACAAAAATGTTTTTTGGTCTGAAGACAAAACAATATGGTACGGTGTACCATTCACTCTAAACTTTGGATGTTTCTTTTGGCATCCTTCACACCATACTTCTGGGTTATTATCTGGCTTAAAATCTGGATGTGACGGAACATCTTGTGGACACGTTAATACTTCCTCTGCAAATCGTATTGGTCCAGCTTCACGCCAATATTTCTGCCAAGATTCAACTTCAAGTTCTTTATGTTTCTTATCTTTTTCACTCTTCAAGAGTTTACCAATAGACTCAAACGTTCTTGAAGAAGGCATAGTTAATCTTCCACGCCAGCCTTCAATTTACGAATTAAATATTCAAGTCGTTTTTCTTCTTTAACTAAGAAAGTAAGAGCCAACCGATTCTCTTTCAAAGACATTTTTTCAGCACCTAAAAGTTGCTTTCTAGTTTCTATAGTTTTAACAATAGCCATCCAACGCTTAATTTCTTTTGGTTTACATCCTTCAAGAATTTTTTGTGCTTCCGCTAACTTTTCATCTAACTCTCTTAATCTCCCAATAAGCTTATTGTTTTTCTCAACAATAACATCAACAGTCTCTAACCTAGATTCTCTCACATGATACAATTTCTTCATTAACCCTTTAAGTTTTTCTAATTCCAATTCTTTTTCACTCATACTAAACACCTTTTATTTTTAAAAAAAGAAAGGTTGTTTTATGGTCTTGGTCTGCGAGACCTTATGGTTTGAGTTGCTCTGTATATGTCTCTAACTGAAGTTGGTATTGGTTGTCCATACTCCTTGCAAACTTCAACTGCTTTATTCACATCAATTGGATATTCCTCTACTTTTCTTCCAACATCAAAAGTTATTGGTCCACAAGCCGTTTTATGAAGGGCACAAGCCCAAAATAGCTTTCCATTCAAACATCTCAGCCAAGTATGATTGCTTCCACATTCAGGTCCAGTTCCACCTTCCTTTTGTCTGCATGGCATTGTATCAGCAAAGAAATCCCATTCTTGACAGTAAATCACACCGTCTCTAACCACTATTTTCTTTATTGTAAGTTCTCTTTTCCAGCCTTCACCAGTCATTTGACTTTCTTCATTTTTCAAAGTTTCAATTTCATCTTTTGTTGACATTTTACCATTCTCCCTCTTCGCCTTGACTTCTCATTTTCTCTTGAAGGTCATGTCCACAATGAGGACACTTATCTGGAGTTCCAACAATTACATTATGACAATGCGGACAGAAAGTAACTTTTTGATTTGGCATACGCTGTTCATTCTTTCTCAACTGCATCCAAGCTTTACCACCAATCAAAGCCTTAAACAAACCATCAATTTTCTTCAAAGCTTTCCTTCGTTCCTGAACTGTAACTTCTCCATCCCTCGCATAATAAGCCTTATAATAAAGGTCTGAAATCAAAGCTTCTGGACTATCATATTCTTCTGAACCAGCCTTTCTAGTTACTGGTGAAGTAATAGTTGCTTTCCCAGTTGGCGGTGTTTTCTTTTCTGGTTCCAATTTCTCTGGAGCTTTCGGAGCCAACATATTAACTAAAGACTTAACCATTTCCAATTTTTCTGGAGTAGTAAGTCTCTCTTCAATATCAGCCATTTGTTCATCAGTCAATTTACGTTCTTTAGCAAATTCTAAAAGAGATTTCTTTTCTTTTTCAAAAGATTCTAACGCTTGCTTCTCAAGTATAGCTTGTTTCTCTGCTAGTTCTTCTTCAATCTTTAATTTTTCATCTGCCAACTTCTGTTCTTTCTCTTCACGTTCTACCTTTTCTCTTTCAAGCTTTGCTTCCAACTCAGCCTTTTCCTTTTGAAGTTCATCAATTTCTTTTTGTCTTGAAACATTTATCTGAATTTTCCTAGTTTTCTTCTCTTTAACTTCAACTTCTTCCTCTTCATCAGTTCCTTTAGCATCAACCTTAGGGTCTTCTTTCTTATCTTTTTCACTCAATTTAATCACTAACTTATAAGAAAGTAAACAGAGACATATAAAGAAGCGTTAAACAATATCTCATTTAATATTCTCATAAAGGATATATATAGTGAACAACAATTTAATGTTAGAGTGAAATAAAATGGGAATTACATTTGAAGAGACTGTATATGGCTTTCAAACAAGCGACCTTCTTGAAGCGGCTACTACTGACACTAAAGACAGACTTTCTGGTGGATGTGCTTATGCGGCTTGCGACTTAATTCCAGTATTACTCTGGAAAGAAGTCAATCTTGGAGCTACTTGGAAATTCGTTTTCCGTAATGCTGTTGAAGAAACTGACATGTTGATAGGTGTGGACGGAAATAGTATTTGTGTTCCATATCTTGACCGTGACGAGTTTACTGCTTTGACAGCTTCAGAAGACACAATAAAAACAGATGGTTATACTAAAGCAAAACTTGCTCCGAAGTCTGCATGTCTATCAATTGGCGATGTGGTTTATGTAGCAACTTACATAACAGACATCTTGCGTGAAGATTCTCCAAGCCTTCAATGGGTGAGGGTTAACCTTCAGAAGATGGGTCAAGCAGTAGCTAAAAAGATAGATGAAGACATCCGAGATTGTTTGCGAAGTGCTTGCACCGTTGTTAACGGAAACGTTAACGCCGCAACAACTGCTGGAACATTAGATTATGATGACGTTGTAGATGCAGTTGCACACTTGAAAGGACTAGGTTACTGGGGTAAAGATGATGGTCCAATGTTACTATTCATTAACGTTGACCAAGAAGCAGATTTGGTAAAGGACACACGATTTACAGATACAGCAAGATACACAACTGCGGATATTCCATTGGGAGCTGGTGTGGGTGGATTTAACATGCCAGAACGTGGAAGATTTGCAAGTTGCCGTGTATTCGTAACTGATTTGGCAATGACAGATGCTAGCGGAAGTACAGCTTACGCATTAGTAGTTGCACCGCCAACCAATCCATATGGTCCAGCGGCAATGCTAGCGTGGAAGCGTCACATAAGACAGAGAACAGAACGAAGAGAGCAATATGAGAAAGACATGTTTGCTATAAGCACTAGATATGGTGTAATGGTTAAATTTGCCGATGCCATAAAGCTCATCTCAGACTGCTAGTCTAAAGTCTCTAATATCCAATATTCTTTCTTTGATATAGCGTAGCTTTTTTTGTAGATAGTTACGCTTATTCAAAACAAAATGAATAAACTTTTAAAATAGTTTATCTATTAATCTATTGGTGAATATAATGTCATATTGTCAAAGTTCAGATGTTCTTGATGTTACGGGTTTAGATTATGCTCGTATTATAGAACTTAGTGATAGGCTTGCAACTCAAGCTCAAGTGGACACTTTAATTAATGATTACATAGCGAAGGCTACCCGTGAAATACGGAAACAATTGGGTATTCCAATCCCAGTTCATTGTGAACTTCACGAAGTAGATAAAAACTTAGCAAATTATACAAGTAGGGTTTACTTGGGCAATTTTGATGCGTCTTATTGTGATTATGATGAAATGATAGATACTTTTGACGTTCAAGGAATGGTTCAAGCCATTTTACGTGTTTATATAGGTGGAGTAAGACGTAAACGAACTGATACTACTTATCCTTGGAGTTGGCTTGGAGTTGGAGCAACATCTGGTTATATTACTTTTACTAATGCTAACTTAGTTGATGGAGACCTTGTTCAAATAACATATACTTATGACCCTTATGCAATTACTGGAGCAACTGGAGTTCCAGTTAACATTGAAGAAGCAACTGCTTGTTTGGCTGGAATTAAACTGTTAGATATGTTAATTGGTATTAGAGTAGTAGATACTGACATGGATGCTCAATCAGAAAGTGGAGTTACAGACCCAACAAAAGACAAATTGATTAGTAATAGAAGTCAACTTAAACAACGTTATAGAGACGCTTTAGCCTCAGAAGGCTATGGATTCAACTTTGTTCCGATGCGTGGTGGATAGTCTTGTCAACGGGAAAATTTAATCAGACAAAAGAAGAACTTAAAACTCAAATTAGACTTGCAATTCCGGAAGGAAAAGTGACAGGGAACTGGCGTGTGGATATTCACGACATAGTTAGGAATCTTCCTTATATTAGTGTCTGTTTTAGTCCAGAAATATTATGGGATGTTTATGACCGTAATGTTGGCGGAGAAGTAGCTGGTAGCATAAGTGATTATCATATGAGCATTCACGTGTTCCATAGTAATTGTTATAGTGAACCAACTTGTGAGAAAGGTAAACATGCTCAAGACGTTGGTATGCGAATTATGAACCGTTTGTTAGGTGTAGGTGCTCCGTTAAGTCTTCCCCCAGTTGGATGGGACATTGACAGTTTAAGAATGAGAGAATCGGAGTCGTCAAGAGGAGCACATCGTATTAGTCGCTGTATTATCGAAGGCACAATCCATATCAAGAGGATTGACTGAGAACACCAATACTTTTAAATAGTTGTTTCTCTATTTAATATTTGAACAGATTTGAAACGCTTTATAATGGCGATAGGCGACTCGCCTTTTGCTGGGACTGGTTTCGGTGAAGAGTTAAGACATGTTCTTTTTAGGTTAGCACAGAATGAACAGTTTGATGTTAGTTGGCAAAGCCTTCAACATCTTGGTTATCCAATTGACGTTCCAGACACCATGTTTTCTGACATTCCAAATAGACATGGTAAAGTAAAAATTTATGGTAGTCATGGAGACCCACTTAGTTTCGGAGCTAATGCTTTCCTAAAGAATTACCGTGATATTAATCCAGAAATGGTCTTGTTTATGGGAGACCCAAGAAACATTAAATCTTACATAGACTATAAAGTTCGGTTAGGCTTTCCTTTTATTCATTATGTAACGTTGGATGGAACTCCAATTCATCCTCAATGGAAAGACTATCTTAAATATGTTAATTTACTTATTGCAATGACGGAGTGGGCACAAAAAGAATATCAGAAAGTAGGATTAAATCCAGCAATGATTCATCATGGAGTTAACTGTAAATGGTGGAAAGTTAAGCCAGAAGAAAAATATTCTTTGAGGCGTGAACATACAGTTTCAGATGATGCTGTAATATTTGTTAATTGGGATATTCCTCAACATCGAAAAAGAACCGATGCTTTACTTCGTTGTTGGAAACAATTTCTTAGAGGAAATAAAGACCGTCAAAAAAGAGCTATTTTACTTCTTTATACTGATTGGAATCTTGGCGGAAGTATGGGATGGAATCTTGAAGGTTTAATAAGTCAATATAAAATTCCACGACAGAATATTATTAGTCCAATTCAAATTCAAGGAGCACCGAAATACTGGAGTAGTGCTGAAACTCCAGAACAACTTAAAAAAATAGTTAGTATGGCTGACATTATGGTTTCAACTACTTCGGGTGAAGGTTTTGGAAAGACGGGTTTGGAAGCTATGGCTATGAATATTCCAGTTGTAATTACGGATTATGCGGCTAGTAGTGAAGTTCACAAGAAAGGAAGTATTCTAGTTCCAACTTATAGGGGAAGAGCTGGAAGATATAGGATGGATGACCGTAGAAGAAGCGTGGAAGCTGGAATAGTGGACGAGAAAAAGTTTGTTGATGCTATGATTTACCTTTATGAAAACGATAGGGAGAGACGTAAGTTGGGTATGGAAGCTAGACGATGGAGTAAGGAATTTGATTACGACAAGAAGATAGTTCCGCAATGGGTGAAGCTTCTAGGGGGATTGGATACTGACTTGATAGCCGCTAAGGAATTATTGAATATTTAATAGAAAAGTTTAAATATTGAGAGTGATATATTAGAGGTGATGAAGATGAGTGAAGTGAAATATCCAGTAAGCGACTTTCTCAAAGTAGTTGAAGCAGTAGATATTTACAAGACGGAGAAATGGTGGAAAGCAGTTCTATTAACAGAAAGCAAGTATGGAATGCAAATAGGAGTTTACTTATGGACTATAGATAAGAAGACTGGAGATTGGAAGCGTAAGCAGAAGATGGGTATTAGAAGTTTGGATGAATTGAACAAAATTGTTGAAGCAGTAAAACAATATCTAGGGAGAATATAAATGAAATGTCCTAAATGTGGTCATTGGGATTGGGTTTCTTATACACATAGCAAAACCATAAAGTGTTTAAGATGTGGTTATGTGGGAACTATTGAGGAATTTGCTGATAGGAGTGATTAATAAATTGCCTTATGTAACGGATAAATGGAAATATAAATATCAACGTTGTCTAGTTCATCTTGCTAGTCGCCTTATTGAAGATACTATGGGTGGAAAAGAAAATACTGGTGTAGTTGTTTATGTTGTTTATTTGCTTCTGAAACGGATTTATGGAGAAGGAAACTTTGAAGTTCGAAGTAACGCTTTGAAAGTTTTGGAGTCTGCTAAACTAGAATATTATCGTAGGGTTATAGCACCATACGAAGATAAAAAGATAAGAATTAATGGAGATGTAAAGTAATGGGTATTATCTGGTTTAATGTTCCCGAAGCCTACAAGTATCTTATGGAACACGGTGAAGTATATACTTTACGTGACCATCTTAAAAAGGAAGGTAAGGCAATGTTGAAGTCTTCGTTGGAAGGCAAACCTTACTATAAGGGAATGGTAATCATCAAACTTATCTCCGCAAAACCATCTTATCCGTCTTTGACTTATTACAAAAGTTTTAGCGGTTGGATAGAATATCATGTTGGAAAGTCTGGATTTAAAACGGTTGAGGAATGGCTTTCTAAAGTTGATAAAGAAGGAGAATTATTTTTGTTTCATGTGAGGAAAATGTAATGCCAAGAAAAGAAAAAACTCCAGAAGAAAAGTTTCGTGAAATGGTTAAAACCAGCGAAGGCTGGGAAGACTTTGAAAAGACACTTAAAGAAGTAAACGTTAAATGTGAACTTCAACCATTAGCGGAAGATAAAGAAAGACAAATACTTTTGAATACTGGAACTGTCTTTGACGATTTGCTTGGTGGTGGATTATCTGCTGGACAAACTGTAGAATTATTTGGTGAATATGCTTCGGGTAAAACTCAAACTTGTTTTGCTTTTATTGTTGAAGCGGCTAGTGAAGGACTTGTTATAATAGTGGATTCGGAAGACACGTTTAGTCGTAAAAGAATACTTCAGATTGCAGAGGTAAGAGGAAAAGATATAGAAACTATCAGTAATAATATTATGCTTTACAAGCCAGAAAGGTGGGAACAACAAGTGTCTATTCCAGCTAATCTTCCAGACCCATTACCAGCTAAACTTAGGCTTGTTGTTATTGATTCGTTAATGGCTTTGTTCCGTTCAACACCAGAGTTCGCTGGAAGAAGTAATCTTGGTAAACGTCAAGAACTTATTCGTTGGCACTTGCGTCAATTCAAGAAAATAGCCAAAAAAGAAGGGGCAATAATAGTTTATACTAACCAAGTTTATGATGAACCAGTTGCTAATCCTTTCTTGCCTAAATGGGCTTGTCAACGTCCCGTAGGTGGACACTCAGTTGCTCATATAGGTGATTACCGAATATTCTTGCGTAAAGCAAGGGGAAATGTTAGAATAGCAAAGTTGATTGATAATAGTGAAATTCCACCAGCAGAACGAGTATTCCAAATTAACGAAAAGGGCATTGATGACTTGTCGCCAGAACAACGTGAAGAAGCAATGAAGAAAGAGAAACAGTTTGCGACTAGACAGACGGCTGGAGAATTTGTGAAGAAACGAAAAAAGAAAGAGGAAGACAATGAGTAGGTATATTCTGTCGAAGAAAATGAAGAAAATTCTTGAAGCAAGAGGACATAATCTAGTTTGTAAGATTTGTGAATGTCCCATACTTGTTGGTGACTTAGTAGAAAGTAAACAACAACGTAAAGGTAAATGTAAGTTTTATCATGCTAAATGTTATGATGATTCAATGTTTGATATTCCGAATGGAGACGATGATGACGATGATTTCTTTGCTTGTCCACATTGGAAACCAGATTATAAAATAACAATAACAATTGACAAAGGTAAAATTTTCGATTTTGGAATAATATATCGCATTAAAAGATTATTTGGGCGGGACAAATAGACATGCGGATTGTTGCTCCGAGAGGAACAGAGATTGAATTTATTGGACATAAGGTTAAAAATGTGAGTGGTGGGTGGTATATAAATGGTGGAACGTTTTGTTGCCGTTGTAACGTAGCATTTGATTTTGAAGAGAGTAAAAAGATTTATTTAAGGGATATGCAGATGGGACGTGAACATGGGATTCCCCGTTGTCCCCATTGTGGTCAATCTCTTAGGACACGTAGTAAGCCTAATCCTAGAAGTGGTTTTTGGGAGAGGATAGAGGAATGAAGACAATAGGCATCTTCGCTGATTCTCCTTCCATGCCAACGGGTATGGCTATTGTGTGTAAGAATTTAGCGTTGGGTTTGTCTAATTATCCAGTTAGAGTAGTTTATTTCGGTAGGTTTGGACAACAAAGAGGAGTAGGTAAAGAACCAATATTACATGAACAAGCAGTAAACTATGATTTAGTTCCAACTGAAGGTGGAGTTTGGAGACCAAGAACTGTGATAACTGCAATAGAACAATATGATATAGATATTATTTTTACTGAAGACGATTTTTTTAGTGCTGGCGGATTGGTTAGGGCTTCAAAGAAAACTGGTAAGCCACTTCACTTTCTTACTCCTATAGATAGTTTACCTATTAATCCTATGGCTTACCGAATATTCAAGGAATGCAAGAAAGTTTATGTTCCAAACAGCAGTTACAAACTAATCAAGAATGGAGTTTATCTTCCGCATGGATGTGACCGAGAAGTATTTTATCCGCAGAAGCTTTATCGTGACCCAGACTTATTCACGTTTGTTTGGATTGGACGTGACGAACCACGTAAGGCTATGGGAAGATTTATATTTGCAGTTGAAAAAGCAATTAAAAAAGTTGATTTTCAAGTTATTATTCATAGTGACTGGAGAGCTAACTTGGCTAAACGGACAGCACGTTATTTACGTTATAAACGTGATTTACCAGTAATAATGACTCAGATGGAAGCTGGCGGTCAAGAACAACTTAACCGAATATATAATACTTCTGACGTGTTAGTTTGTACTTCGAAGGCGGGTGGTTTTGAAATGAGTCAGACAGAGGCTATGGCATGTGGCAAACCAGTTATTACTACGGATTGGACTTTCATGAATGAGGTTGTAGAGAACTATGAGAACGGATTTAAAATTCCAATTACAAGTGAATGTGGTGATACTGCTATATTATATAATGGTAAACGTTGGGGTGTTTCGTTAGGACGTAAATGGGGGGAGATTGGAATTAATGCTTTGGCTGATGCAATGAGGTATTGTGTGGATAATCCAGATGTGGTTAATCGGATGAGTGAAACTACTTTCAAATATGTTGAGAGGTATGATTGGCGTAAAATAGCTGGGAAATTATATCGGGAGATTATGGAATGAAAGAAGTATTTCATGGTAAACCATGTAAATTAATTAGAATCTTGGGAAAATATTATGCGGTATATGGTACTTGTCTTAAAGCAAGGATTGAAGTTTGGGATTTAGACGAAAATGGCAATATTCAGAAAGACAAAAACGGAAACATTAAAGTTAAAATTATTACCAAATATATAAATTGTATAGATATTTGGGCTCCTAATGATGTGGATTTAACTGAGGTTGAAAAATGAGAAAGAAAAAAGATAAAATAGAACGACAAAAAATTTATTACCAGCGAAAACGAATAAGCCTTTACTACCCAGTTCCTATAAGAAAAGGTTGCTGTGTAGCTTGTGGAAGATGCAAAAGCAAAGGAGAAATCAAGACTACTCAACTCCATCATACTGTATATGCTTACGAAACTAAGACAGTATTAAAGAATCCAGTTCTCGCATTAGAAAACACTTTGGAACTTTGCTTTGGTTGTCATAAACCAGCAGATGGATTCCGAGACTTGTTGCTTTCTAATCCTAGAGGAGCATTACGAAGTATCAACCGTATAATTCAAGTTGCAGAGTTGCTTCCACCAGAACAACAAAAACACTTTACAAGATTGTGTAGAATATGGTTAAAGAGGAATAAACATGGTTAGATTTTATATAGCCCATAAAATAACTAGGCGACATTATATTAGAGATGACATATGTCCGTTTCTTCATGAAAATGGAATTGAAACTATTAATCCTTTTTATAATATGGATGGAACAATAAGAAAGGAACGTCCAGAAATAAAAGCTATAGATGAAGGAAGAATGGGAGAATATGATATAACACGGAAAGTTCAGTCAAAAGACATAGTTGAAAAAGACTTAAAGAGAATTAGAGATGCTGATGGAATAATAGCGATAATAGAAGAGTCAAGTATTGGCACGTCAATGGAAATTTTTTATTGTGCAAGATGGTGTAAAAAACCAGTTTTTATTGTTACAACCAGTTATACTGGTCATCCTTGGTTAATATATTTAACTAATATGAACGGTGGAAAAATAATAAAAAACAAAGAGGAATTAGTTAAAGCAATAAAGGGATGGATAAAAAAGAATGTTTGAAATGCTTGCTGTGATAGGTTCAGTTCTTCTTTCGTTAACTATGTTGTTTCAGTTTCGCAGAACATATATTGAACGTAAAACATTAAAGGATTTAAGTTTTGCTTCTTTCCTTACTTGTTTTCTAGCATCAATCTTTCTTTGCATTAGATTTGTTGAAATTGGAGAATGGGCAATGTTTGGAATGGAGTTTCTTTGTGGAGCAATTGACATTATAACGTTATATTGGATAATACAAAGTAGTGATTGAAATGAAGAAAGTTTGGGTTCACGCTAGTTTCACATTGGTTGACCCAGAACATAAAAAACCAGACCATAGAAGAGTAATAATGTTTTCGGCAATTACTCCCATAGATGAACTAAATGAGAGTTTAAAAAAAATAGAAGAATTAATTAATGAAGGCTACGTTATATCGGAGATGTGGGTTACAAGTGGCTAAAAATGGCAAAAGGAAAGTTAGCAAGAAAAAGAAGGCTACTCAAACATATAAGTGGATTAAGCAACAATTTGCAGAGTTAGACGAAATCAAAGAACGACTAACTAAGCTGGAAAAGAGGTTAGATTTGATTGAATGGTTTCTAGGCGGAACTAAATCAATGAGGAAGGTTAAGAAGCAGAATGAGTGATTTAAACATTAGGAAGTTGATTATTCCCAAATTTACTTATTCTAAGTATTGTAGTAAATGTAAGTTTTGTGTTAAAGCAGAATGGAGCCGAAACGAAGGAGTTAAGTATGGAATGTTAAATGTGTATTGTTGCGTGAACGGTGGAAGTTTTCCTAAACCAATTTGTCCACATGGAATAGCATGGTGGACACCTTTGGGAACTGAACAAACATTTAATCCAGAAGATTGGGGACCAGAAAGATTTAATAAGAAGGAAACATTTACATATACACTAGAAGAACCTAAAGGTGAAAGAGAACCAAGTAAACAGAGGAAACTTTAATGATAAATAATCTTCCTATAAATAAAATAATTCAAGGAGATTCTATTAAAGTTTTATCTAGTTTTCCAGCAGAGTCAATAGATTTAGTAATGTTTAGTCCACCTTACTGGGGATTACGTGATTATGGGGTTGAAGGACAAATCGGGTTAGAATCGCATCCCCAATTGTATATTGACCATATGGTTGAAGTTTGTAGAGCAATTAAAAGAGTGTTAAAAAGTTCTGGTAGTATGTATATTGTTGTTGGAGACACTTATAATTCTGCTCCGCCTTCTGGAAAACAAGGCGGTTGGAGAAGACCTTCAAGAGAAAACAAAAATATACCTATAAAACAAAAACGTATTTATGAGGGAAATTGGTTGCAACCTAAACAGAAACTTATGATTCCATCACGACTATGGATTGCCCTACAAGAGGACGGTTGGATATTACGAAACAAGATTATATGGTTTAAACATAATCCTATGCCAGAAAGTTGTAAAGACCGTTATACTCAATGTTATGAAGAAATAGGATTTTTTGTTAAGCCACCAGCAAAAAACTATTATTTTAATATGAAAGCAGTTTTGCAATCTTTGAAAGGAACGACTATTGAGAGGTGTAAACGTGGTTTTTCTGAAGAGGGAAAAGGTGGATATAGAATGAGACATAATAAAGAGTATGCTAAGAAAATAAAAACATCTCTCAGTCCGAAATATACTGGGACAAATGGACATTCTAATCGTGCTGGTTTAAACCGTGAATTATCATATCATGAAAAAAGAAGATTTGAAGTATTAAATATTCCAATTGCTTTATATCTTAGAAAATACATAAAGAAACATCATAAACAAGAATTAAATAAAACTTTTGGAGAGCATCGTTGGACACATTGGGTAAGAACTGATACTTCTGGTTCTTGTTTGCCATCCCCAGATGATTGGCTTAAACTGAAAGAGATATTGGGATTTGATGAGAAGTTCGATAAGACAATGACTGAAACAGTAATCGTTGATAATCAAATAGTAATTGTTGGTCGTCACCCTAGAGATGTTTGGCAAATTAATACTAAATCTTATCATGGTGCTCACTTTGCTGTTTACCCAGAAGAACTGTGTATAGACCCAATTAAGTCAATCCCACAAGACGGAGTTGTTCTTGACCCTATGTGTGGAAGCGGAACAACTTGTGTAGTAGCTCATAAACTTGGTAGAAGATGGATTGGTATAGAACTAAATTCAGAATATGTAGAGATAGCTAGGAAAAGACTTAATAAGGCTGGAGCGTATAGTAAAAAGTTAGGAGATTTTATATGATAAATAAAAGGTGTTTTAATGCCTAACAGACAAGCCCACGAAAATGTAAGCGTGATGATTCTAGGGCATAAATACACTCGTGTCCATCAATGGTTAGATGGTACTTTTACTAGGCGAAAATGGAGAACGCATAGGCTAGACAGACATCATTTACAAGCGATAAAAAAGAAGTATAAGGAAGGTTCTGGACAATATAAAGCGGCACTTCTCCACGTATTGATTGACCTTCAACATTCTTTCGGCTTATTATATATTCCTAAAGATAGAGAAGACATAAAAAGAATATATTTAGAACATGGAGCCTTGTAAAATGAATAAAGTATTATGGTGGGCACCCACACCTTGGGAACATGACGGTGGAGCTGTAGTAGATTATTATCTTTGGCAAGAGATGAACTTTCAAAAACCAGAACTTGAAATGCATGTTATACCAAAAGTATGGGGACAAGCAACACCAGAACAAATGCCCTATTTGAAGTGGCATTCAGTAGGAACCAAATACTTTGGGGAAATTCCTAAAAAAATACCACAAATAATGAAAAAACACAAGATAGACACTCTTATTATGTTTCATATTCCTTGGGAGTATTTCCCAATAATAGATGAAGTTCATAAAATGGGGGGACAAGTTATAAACCATCAAACTATACATTGGCGTAATGATGTGTTGTTTATGAGTGATAAACTTCATGATTTTGACTGGTGGGTTCCGCCTACTCAATATGCTAAGAATGTTCTGGCTGAAGTTGGCGGAGTAGATAAAAGTAAAATGTTGGTGATTCCACATGGAGTTGATATGTATAGATTTTTCGCTCATGGCACACAGTTCCGTGATAGTCTAAGACTTAAACCTAACCAGAAGGTAATATTATTTGTTGGAAGAGCACAATTGACTAAGGGAATTGTTCCTATGATGTTAGCCACAAGAAAATTGTGTAATGATTTTAACTGTCACGTAGTGTTTAAAGCGGGGGTTCATGGTGGAGTTACTAAAGCAAGGGAAATGGCTTATTTGCTTAATAAAATGACCACATGGGACAAACGAATACACTTCCTACCAAACTGGTATTCAACAGATTTTGCAGAAGATTTAATAGCAAGTTGTGACATTCTAGCTTGTCCAAGTGGACATGAAGGATTCAGTCTTCCACCGTTGGAAGCAATGGCTTGCGGTAAACCAGTAGCAGTAACGGATATTCCAGTTCATAGGGAACTGATTGGTGGACAAGGCAAGTGTGGATTGTTAATGCCACCTTCAGACCATACTGAATATGTTAATGATGTTCAAAGTGTTACTGTTCCAAACAAGGATATGATTTATGGAACGTTAAAGTGGCTGTTGGAGAATCCAGATGAGGCGGAAGTTATGGGACAGAATGGATTAGCAAGAGTTAAGAAATATTACGATTTGGAAAAGATAAGCGGAGATTGGATTAAATTATTGGAGAAATTATAAATGAGGATTTTGTATTTTTATAGAGGAAGAGAAAATTATCATCCAGCTTGGGATTCACTAAGGAAAAGCCTAAGTGAAATAGCAAATGTAACTCAGTTGGAAGCGGGACTAGAATATGATGGAGAAAAACTGGTTAGACAAATTAATCCAGAAATTCTTGTTATTGGGGCTTCCTCGATAAGAACATGTAAACTTATAAGAAATCTGGATAAAGTGAAAATACCAAAAGTTATATATACAATTCATGAGTTTATATTTTTGGATGACTATATAAAATTTATAAATGATAAACAAATTGATTTAGTTATGACGACAGATTTGAAAGAATCATATCTAGGCAAAGTTCACTCATGTTTAGTTAAAAATTGCTTTCCTTCAGTAGATGAAAACCATTTTAAAGATTATGGTTTAAAACGAAAGTGGGATGTTTATTATTCTGGACTAAACAAGTTCCGTTTTAGTGATTATCCATTAAGAGTTAAGATTGTAAGAAGTTTACTTCAAAAACCAAACATTAAAAGTTTTGTTACGTTTGATTTTACTTCTCCGCTTGAATACGCTAAAGAATTAAGTCAAGCTAAAATAACCGCTTTCGGAAATAGTATTTATCATGCATTAACTATGCGGATGACTCAAGCATGGGCAAGTAAAACATTGGTTATGTGTGATATGCCTAAAGTTGGATTAGAAGCGGGCATGAAACCAAACTATAATTTTGTAGAGATTAATGAAGAAAACTTTCTTGAGAAAATTGAATATTACTTAAAGAATGAGAAAGAAAGAAAACGGATAATTGAGAATGGATATGTTGAAGTTATAAATCATCATACTTCTGATATTAGGGCTAAGGAACTTCTAAAATTATTTGAGGAGATTATATAAATGAAAATGGATTATATAGATAAGATTGGGATAGAGAAAGAATTCTGGCTTGTAGATAAGGATGGAGTTATCCAAGAGCCAGCCATCTTTAATTTTCCATATGACGAGTATGGATTTCTAGTAGAACTCAGAACAAAAGCTTGTATGAATACAAAGGTTCTTTTAACAGATTTCAATCAGCGTGTTCATTTGTTAAAAGTGAAAGCAAAAATACTCGCCTTTAAATTATCTGATGCTCCACAGATGTCTATACCAGAATTTTTCCTTGAGTATTTATCTCCTAAGTATAAGTATGGGTCTCTTCAAGATTTAACTGCTAACATTCATACTGGCGTAAAATGTTCTCATGCTACTGGAGTATTTGAAGATTATTTGACGGCTGGGATGCATGTTCACTTTAGCAGACATGACCAGTTTGGTAGGAGAGTTCAACTTCCGATAGAAATTATTGTTCGTAAAATGGATTGGGATTTTAGAAGTGTAATTATGGAAGCCAATCGGATACTTGGTGAATACGAAATTAAGTCTCATGGTTTCGAATATAGAAGTTTACCAGCAAATGCTCCAATAGAAAAAGTAGTTAAGAGAGCATTTAAAATATTGGAGAGTTGCAAATGACCAGAATTGGGTGGGTAGCTGACCATTTCTATCCTCATGTTAAACGTGGGGCTGAATTACATACTAGAATATTAATTGAGGAAGGCAAACGTAGAGGATATGATATTGTAGAATGTGAAGGAAAGATAGTTAAGGATGTTGACTTGTATATTGTTGGAACTTGCGTTGACAACTTTAACGCTGGAGAATTACTTGCTTACTTATCAAGGAAACCTTATGTTAATATGGAACATGACTTGCGTGCTCCACATATGGCTTGGTATAAAATGTTTGCTAGTCAAGCTTTAATTAATGTTTTTAGAAGTCCATTGCACGTTCAAATAATAAACAGAATTTCTGGAAATTACAAGCATTTCTTACATCCAAATTGTATTCCAGAACAATTTAAAGACTTAGGATTAAAACGTAAACCTAAAAATCAAGTGTTATATGCTGGAGATTATAGTTGGGAGAAAGGATATAGAGGATTGCTTGATTGGATAGAGAGCCATCCTAAAGCTACTCTCTGGCATTATGGGGCTGGCTTTCCAAAGAAACACTCAAGGATGAAAGAAATGGGACAGACTAGCTATGAAGAAATGCCGAAAATCTATAATCAGTTTCAGTCAATGATTTTCTTGCCTAATTACCCGCAAGCTTGCTGTAGAATTATGTGTGAAGCCTTCTTATGTAAAGTCCAAAACATTATAACCAATGACAAGTCTGGCTTTATGAGCTACAACTTCAAAATGAAGGATTATGAGAAGGTTAGAGAATTACTTGTTAATGGACATAAAAAATGGTGGAATAAAGTAAAGGAATTTATATGAGTAAGTTAAGCGTTCTTATTGCAATTGACTACTGGGGATGGGCATTTGATTTTGTTAGTAGAGGAATCCAAAAATATAGTAAACATAATGTAACGGTTAAACGATGGAATGAAATAGACATTTTCGACTTTAGAAAACACGATGTTTTTTTCAGCATGAATGATAGTTGTTGGTTTTGTATGAACAATAAAAATAAAGAAATAATTAATAGATTGAAAATTAGAAGATGTGTAGGTATTCGTGGATGGAAAGGAAAACATGCAAACCGTATTTTGAAGGGTTGGATAATTGGTTGTGTGAACCAGAAAATTTATGATGATTTAATGAAAGAAAAAAACTTACCAGTTAAAGGGGTTTATCTTACTCGTAATGGAGTTGACACAGAAATTTTCAAGTCGGTAGATAGACCAGAAAAAAGATTTGTTGTTGGTTGGGCTGGAAATTCACATCGTCCTGAAAAACGCTTTTCTCTTCTGCGAGATGTTGATTTTCCATTGTTAGTCCAAAACAAACACGACAATAAATATCGTGTTAAAGGAAGAAGCAGAGATGAAATGATTGTTTTTTATAATAAGATAGATTGTTTTGTAAATGTTAGTAGTGGCGAGGGAATGCCCCAAACTATATTAGAAGCCGCCGCTACTAGACTTCCAATTGTTGTAACTGATGTTGGTGGAATGTCAGAGTTTATAGATGAAAAATGGATTATTCCAGCCTTTCCAGTAAAAACTTGCATAAAAACATTAAATGAGAAACTTCAAATTTTAAAAGATAATCCGAAATTACGGTTTGAAGTTGGAAATAAGAATCTTCGGAAGGTTTTAAATAAGTGGGATTGGAAGTATATAGTAGAGGATTATGACCGAATGTTTGAGGGAGCATGATGTATCCATATCAAAAGAAAGTTTATAATTTAAGTTTTCTGATTGAAAGTCAATATTGGAGTCCAGAACGACTTCGTGAATTACAATTAGAAGGATTTAAGGCTATAGTTAGTCATGCTAGAAAACATTGTCTTTACTATCGGGATTTACCGATAATAAAAGACATTGACGATATTAAAAACATTCCAATACTAACTAAAGCAAATATAAGAAAACATTTTAACGATTTGCATATTAGTAATGTTCCTTCTAAAGTTATGGAAACTGGCGGAACAATAAGCAGAGTAAAAATTGCACAAGACAATCTTTTATTTAAGCGAATTGGAAAACAAAGGTTTGAGTCGTGGTATAGAACATCTATTAGGAGAATTGCTCATCTCTGGGGAAGTATTGAGGGGAAACAATTTAATTATGATGGAAATAAATTATGGATGCCAGTTGAACTTTTAACAAATCAAGATATGGCAAAAAAATACTTGGATAAATTAGTTGAAATGAAACCAGATATGCTTCACGGCTATGCTCTTCCATTAGTTACTTTAGCTCACTATGCCAACAAACTAAACATTCATCCATATTGCAAAGTTATAAAAAGCGAATGTGAAACTTTAACCTCTATTATGAGAAAGGAAATCGAAGAAGCATTCCCAACTAAGTATGGCTTGTTTAATTTTTATGGAAGTAGAGATTTAGCTAGTATGGCTCAAGACTGTAGGAGACATAATGGATTACATTTGTTTGATGAACGATTTATTACAGAAGTAGTTGATGGAAGATTTTTATTTACGGATTTAATGAATTATGCTTTTCCTCTTATTCGATATGAAAATCAAGACATAGGAGAATTTACTATTAAACCATGTAAATGTGGACGGGGATTAAAAACTATTTATCCAGTAATTGGAAGAGTCCTTCACTATATTAAAACGAAAGGTAATTCTTGGGTTACAGCCTTCATATTTTATCTTCCAATAAACTACTATGATATTCATCACGGAACAAATATTTTCGGATGGATTGAATCATTCCAAATTAGACAAAGAGAAGCTGGAAAAATAACTTTATTGTTTAAGCCTTGGGATGGAGAGAAGCCACCAAAAAATCTTGATAAAACCAAACAAATTTTAGACCAGCATATTAAAAAAGAAAACTTTGATTATAACATTGAAATAGTAGATAAAATTCCCTTGAGTAAAAGCGGAAAACAAATAAGTGTTGATACGACTTTAATGAGAGAGTGGAAATAAATGTTTGAGGTTTTAGATGTTGGTTGTGGAACCCATCCAAAAGGAGATGTCAATGTTGATTTGTATGTAACAGTAAAAGAACGTAAGACTCAAACATTTGTTGATGTAAAGTTTATTGAAACAAAAAATTTGGTTAAGGCAGATGCTCATCACTTACCTTTTAAAAATGAAACCTTCGATAAGATAATTTGTAGTCACACAATTGAACATTTATTACAGCCATATATAGCTTTAAAAGAAATGTATAGAGTTTTAAAACCAAATCACCTTTTATTTTTAGATTTGCCTAATTCATTTTTACTTTTAAAGACTGGCAAGGTTGAACATCTAACACATTTCTATTCTTGGACTCCAAGTTCTCTATCACACTTACTTGAACAAATAGGATTTAAAATATATCGCACAACTGAAGTTGTGCATCGAATAAACATGCAAGTGGTAGCTAAGAAATGATGGAAATAGTAGGATTAGAAGTTCATGTTGAACGCTGTTCTCAACCAGAAGTTTATGGTCAAATTAAAAGATGGGTATTGACTCATCATTCAGTAAGATTATTGTTTGTAGGTACTGGTAAATATCGTCCTTCTTGTAAACAATTAAATGCATTAGCAAAAATATCTCCAATAGGACTACATACACATTTAGCATTCTTTTCTATCAAAGACCAAATTGAACATTTTCGAAAGATAAAAGAGTCTTTCGCAAAGAAAGCCGAGATTTTAACAGATATAATGGATTCAAAAACCTATGAATATCAATATGCTAAAATTAAAACTGGATTGGATTATTTTAATGATTGTGGATTAAAAAATATAACACATTTTACTGCTGGTAACTTCTGCTTTAACAAGGATACTATAAAAGCTTGTCATTTGCTAGGATTAACCAACTTTCATTGGACTATTTATCCAAATTGGAGCAATAAAACTAAAGACAGAATAAAAAATCTTGTAACATGGGGAAAAAACACATATAAAGACATGGAATTTATTTATGTGAAAGCATGGGTACACGATAGGAGTCTGTAAGAAATGAAAATTGTTTGGCTTGGACATAACATGAAAAGGAGAATTCCATTCTCGCCTTATTCTTATTGTATGCAAGTAGAAATGAGCAAGTTGGCTAACGTGGTTTTTTATGGGGGGGGTGGCGGTAAGTTTATTCCAGAGTTTGACGTGGAAAAAATAGTGGGTAAGGAACAGCCAGACGTTCTTGTATTTTTTAATAACCAAAAATCATTCGTCAATATAAGCAAAGTGAAAACTCCCAAGTATTGCAAATGTAGTGACCCACATGAACCAAACTTTTCAAGGCATATTGTCTTCATAAATAAATATAAGGCAGATTTAACTTCGATATGTTGTTGTGAAGGGATTATGGAGAAGTATAAAGCAAAGACAAAACAGAGAATAGTCTATCTGCCAGATGCTACATGTTCTGCTTTCTTCAAAGATTTGGGGTTAAAGCGAGATTTGGATGTTTACTTTGCTGGTTCTTCCAATCATAAAACTTACCCTCTGAGAGCCAGATTAATAACCAAGCTTTCTAAAGAGAAACAAATAAAGTTTCTTCTGCGACATAGTGAAGTTCAAAATGTTTCTGAAGTAGAATGGGAACACCAATTAACACGATATGTTATAGAACTTAATAGAGCAAAAATAACACCATTTGGAACAAGTATTTACAATTATGCGTTAAGAAGATTTGGTGAGGGAATGGCGTGTAACTCTTTAGTGTTGGCTCCAGTTCCAAAAGATGCTAATTTCTTACATTTTATTCCCAATAAAAACTTTATCCAAATTAACATGCTTAATTTCATGGAAAAAATTCACTATTATCTAAAACATGAAAATGAAAGAAAAACAATAGCTAAAAAGGGTTTAGAAACCATCAAAAAATATCACACGGTTAAAATAAGAGCCAAACAATTATATGATTATTTGAGGGAGATAATTGAATAGAAATGAATTTACACTAATCCATAACCAAATAGTAAATAAACATAAAAATAAAAAATGGGATTGGAAATGGTTCCTAAATAAAGTTCTAAATCTGAAATGGAACAATAGATTTGGATGGTTTATAAGGACAATTCCTAAATATTTAGAGGATGGAATGAAAGTTTTAGATATTGCTGGTGGATTTGGACATTTCGGAGTTTACCTTATGGTTATTGAAAATTACAAGATAGACTATGCCGTCTTTGATTTACCAGTTATGGAACCTATAACCAAAGATTATTTTAAAAGTTTTAAAGTAAAAGGTAAATTTATAAGTGGAGATATAACAGTACTACCAAATTTTTTCTCAGAACAATTTGATATGGTTTGGCTTTTTAGTTGGTGTCAAATTGGAAAAGTAAATTGTAAACAATTATTTTCAGAAATCTATAAAATTTTAAAACCAAATGGGACATTTATGTTTAATATGGCTTACAAGAATTATCGAATTAAATTTTACCGTGAAGAAGAATTAATTAGACTTTTAAACAAAATTGGATTTAAAGTTGAAATATTAGTTAAAGATGGTACATTTGCTCCAGATAACATGGTAGTGGCTTTAAAAAAAACCGAAAGCTTAAAATAAGACTTGATATATAAATTATGGGGATGACAAAATGTCCGAAAAAGAATCTTTTGAAGTTCATGAAGGATGGATAAAATCTAAAGTTAAAAAAGACAAGTGTCCATTCTGTGACAATCCAAAGAAAAGTCATTGGTATTATGATGATGGAAATCTTGTAGTGGCTGACGATGCTGAAAAGCCCGATTGTCTAATTCTTTTTCCACTTGAACATTATCCTCAATGGGTTATTTTCGGAACAGAGAAAAGTCGTGAATATCTAAAATTATTGACTGGAATCGCAAGAGTTAAATGGGGAAGAAATGTAAAATATAAAATAGATTGGAAAACCAAAATATATGAACATGCACACATTCAATTAACTATGATAAAGCCTGAATGGATAAAAGGGAAAGGTATAATAGTTACAGATGCTAAAGTTGGTAAGGGAACACAAGTTTGGCACTATGTCATTCTCTTTAAGTGTTCAATTGGGACAAATTGTATTATAGGTTCACATGCCGAGATAGGTGGAAAAATTGGAAATGGCTGTAAAATTCAATACGGGGCTTTTATACCAAGAGGAGTAGTTTTAAGTGATGATGTTTTTATTGGACCAAATGTCACGTTTACAAACGACTATTTTCCAAGAGCATTAGGTAATTGGGAAATAGAACCAACCTATGTAGGGGAAGGGGCGAGTATTGGAGCAAATGCTACCATATGTTGTGGAATTACAATAGGTAAAAAGGCAATGGTTGGATGTGGAGCTGTTGTTATTAAAGACGTTCCAGACAATGCTAAGGTGGTTGGTAATCCAGCTAGGATTATAGGATATGTAAAAGAAAATCCTTAAATAATAGAAGAGAGATAAGTATATAAGAGGAATAACTATGAGAATTCTTGTAACTGGTGGAGCTGGATTTATTGGCAAGTCCCTATGTAGAAGACTGCTTAAAGAAGGACATGAAGTTTGTAGTCTTGATATAGTCGAAAGCACAATTAAACATAGAAACTTTACATCTTTAATCGGTGACATTACAAACCCTAAATATATTGACCCAGATTATGGGGGATTAGAACTTTGGAGAGACGTGGATTTCTGTTTTCATCTGGCGGCTATGGCAAACGTTGATGAAGTTAGAGAACACCGAGATAAAGCTTTCCGAGTAAACTTGTATGGAACATTCAATATTATTGAAGCTTGCAGAAAAATGAATATCCCATTAGCTTATATTAGTACAGCATGTGTATATGGGCATACTAAACAACACCCTTCAACTGAAGATGGACCAACATTACCAGTTGATTGGTATGGAGTAACCAAACGTGCTGGAGAAGAACTTGTTAAAGGATTACTAAACCGATATGTAATATTACGTTTTGGAACTACATTAGGAGCTGAAATGAGACCCGCCTTATGTACCCATATCTTTCTTAAAGTCGCAATAAACAAAGAAGCTTTTCCAATTAGGGGAACTGGAAAACAAACTCGTAATTGGATTTACATTGACGACCTTGTTGACGGTTGTGTTAAAGCGATGGAACATTGCACAAGTGGATGTCACCTTTGCGAGAAAGACACGTTTAATCTTGTGGGTCAACCTTCTTATTCAGTTAAAGACTTAGCTCATATATGCCAACAAATAGTAAATAAGAGAGTGGCTATAACAATTGATAAGTTACCAGCTAGACCAGATGATGTTATGAGGGAAGATATTAGTATTAAAAAAGCACAAGACTTATTAGGTTGGTCGCCTAAAGTTAAGTTACAAGAAGCGTTAGTAAGAATTTATAAGGAGTGGATGAAAGATGGAAGAAAAGGAAAACGATAACATTATAACTTGTCCAAGATGTGGTTATGCTGTATTACGTAAGGACATGAAATTGTTCGGAAATAAATGTCCTCGTTGTGGAACGTGCATTGCCTGTGATAGTGTTTAAAATGAAAAAAATTAAACAAGCAAAATCAATGGGACATAAAAGTAAGGGGACACATGGGTCACTTTCCAAGGCTGGTCGTATTAGAGGAGAAAATCCCACGCAGTTCGTTAAGGATGAACGTGGAAATTTTAAGAGGGATAAGAAAGGAAGGAAAATTAGATTAGGCAAGAAACATAGTTGTCCGATAGTGGCAAACCGTCATAGATACAAGAAGTTGATGGAGAAACCTAAAAGAGATTTTGAACGAATGAGAAGAGGTTTTAAGTAAATGTATCTAATGACAGAAAAATTTATAAGGGGGGAATCGCCATGTGTTTGATGATAATGGAAGTTATTCGCTTTAACACTTGGGATGCCTTCAGCAGAGCATATCTTAGGGTTGTAACTAATTATGGAGATACGCCAATTCATGGACAAATTTATTTGCCAGCTCATTACACGTTTAAGTCATGGGATGAATTTCATATAGCAGTAAAAGAAATTAGGAAACTTGGAGAAAAAATAAGTAAACAAGTACGTTTGTCTTCTCCCAATTTGAAAGCTGGATTTCCAGATAGTAATGAGAATGATGCTTTGCCTAGTGTATATGGCGAAATTTATGTGGAAATAACTGACCCTTGGATTAGAAGGTGGTAGAAACGAGTAAGTTAACTGTGGTTGATTGTTGGGCGGTTTGGTGTAGTCCATGTCGTGTAATGGATGCTTCTTTAGCTAGTGTTAGAGAGAAGTATCAGCAAGTAGAATTTGTTAAAGTTAATGTTGGAGAAAACACAGAGTTCGCAAATAAACATAATATAGTTGGTATTCCCACTTTATTGTTTATGAAAGATAGAAAAGAAGTTGGTAGAATAGTGGGGGCAGTTACATCTTATATTATAGAAGCTGAAATACAAAATTATTTGGGTGACTAAACAATGAAGAAAGATTTAGAGTCTGCTTTGAAACGTAGAAAGGAAATGTTTGAGAAACGACTTGAAATACGAAAGAAGAAATGTCATGATTACGCTGGAGAAAAGAATGTTTATCAGAACTTTGAACGGGTAGCAAGACTTATTAAGGAACTTAATATTGATGTAACAACCAGTTGGGGATGTTGTCTCTTCTATGTTATATTAAAGCTTGACCGAACATGTAACTTGCTTTTCTCTGGTAAAGGTAAACCTAAATGTGAAAGTTTAATGGATACGGTAGCTATTGACTTACCTAACTACATTGACCTTTTAGACGAATTACTTTGGGTTAACGGGTTTTACGAAGAATAGAAACACTTATATCTATGTTCCTTCTTTATATCATTAGATGATTAAATTGAAGATTCCAGAAGTTTTTAAAGGAAAAAAGAAGAATAAAAAGGAAAAACCAAGTAGAACTGAAGAAGGACATAAAGTTATTGCAGAGAAAAAAGCAAAAAGGGAACAGCGTGAACAAGCTCAATTAAAACTTGAAGGTGACGCTAAAGAGTTTTTTGAAGTTAAAGCTGAAGAAACTGGAATGTCAGTTCCCGAAGTCATTAATAAAGTAATAGAAAACGATGTTATGCTTATAGAATTTAATGAAACAACTGGAAAAGCAAGTTTAGTCTTTAAGTCTTGGGCTTCCCCTTCAACAACACTTGGAGAAAACCAACCGTTATCACAAAAAATAATTAGTGAGTTTCGTAAACTAAGAGAAAACTTTGCTCCAGTATCGGCTGGAATAGAATGGCATAGAGACTTCACTTGTTATGATAAAGAAACAGAAGTTTTAACTGAAGATGGCTGGAAGTTATTCAAAGATTTAAATGATGGTGACAAAGTTGCAACATTGAATTCTAATGGTGAATTAGAATATCAAAAACCTTTGAGACGAATGACCTATGATTATAATGGGAGATTGTGGAAATTCAAAAATCAACAAATAGATTTACTTGTAACGCCAAACCATAAAATCTTGAGAAGAACTGTTGGGAGAGACAGATTTAATAAATCGTTTGAATTGATGAAGGTTACTGATGTTATACAATATCAGAAAACAGAAATGAAAAAGAACGCAAAATGGAATGGAGAAGATATTGAATTTCATATCCCAATAACTATAAAGAGAACATCTGATGTAATAAAAGACAATATAGACTTGAATGATTGGCTTGAGTTCTTTGGCTATTGGCTATCAGAAGGCTCTGCTACTGCAAAATCAAATGATTATGTTATTAAGATTTCACAAAGCAAAAAAGTCCATCCTAAGACTTATGAAAAAATACGAAAATGTATAGAAAGACTAGGATATAATTATTATGCAAACGAGAAGTATTTTACTATTTCCAATAAACAACTCTATCTTTATCTTAACCAATTTGGTAAATCATGGCAAAAATTCATTCCCAAAGAAATAAAACAATTACCACAAGAAAAGTTAGGTATTCTTTATAATGCTCTTATTGATGGAGATGGAGTTCGATATAAAGATACAAATGGATATAGTTCAACATCTAAACGTTTGATTGATGATATGCAAGAAATTCTATTAAAACTTGGATTTGCTGGTAATATACATTCATGCCCAATGAGAGATTCTTATATAAAAGGACGAAAAGTCATAGCAAAACATCAACGTTATAGAATATTTGAGATTGATTATCGGGGGTTAACTCCAGTTATTTTGAGAAAGGATATTGAACCAATCCATTATAATGGAAAAATATATTCTTGTGAAGTACCTAACCATATATTATATGTAAGACGTAATGGTACTCCAATATGGTCTGGCAATAGTGGCGGTGGCTTTATTGTTCAAACAAACGACCCGAATGACAAGCATAAAATTATGACTCGTGACGAAGTTAAACAGTTTTGTAGAGATGTTTATCAAGACCAATATACAACTGGTTTAGATAATATTTTGGATATTATGATGGATACTGCTTTAACTGATGGTTGTTCAGCCGCAGAAATAGTTTATGATGAAGAAGTAGAATTTATGGATTATGTTAGCGGATTTGAAAACGTGGTTATGAAAGATAAGGAAGGAAAAGATAAAGTAGTTAAAGTTATGACTCCTAAAGAACCAGATTGGCATGGAACTCTTAAACGAATAACACGTCTTAAAATTATAGATGATGCATATAATAGGTTACGTCCATATCGTCACCCGAAGAGTGGTGAAGTATTATTTTGGAGTTTAGATGAGAAAGTTAAAAGTGAATGGACAAATAAAAAAACGATAGCTAAAAACAGTATTAAGTTTCATCCTTGGGAGATTTTCTGGTTAAGCTGGAATCAACGTGGAACAAACCTTAAAGGAATGAGTCTTATTCAACCAGTTTATACCATAGCAAAGTTTGTTCAAGCAATACAAAAAGCTGTTGGAGTAGGCTTTAATCGTTGGGCAAACAAGAAATACTTTTTTGTGTTAGGAACTGAAAAGCGTCCTTGGAGTAAACCAGCTCAAACAGCATTTTTAAAAGCTATGGGACAAATGATAAAAAACAATTATATTGGTATTCCAGTTCCAGCAGGATTTGACATTAAAAATATTGGTGGAGAAGGAACAGTTTTTGAAGGACAAAACCTTCTTAACTATTTAACTGGACAAATCTGTACGGGCATGCAATATCCTAGAGAATTTCTGGAAGTTGGTAAAGGAACTCAATCAGCAAGTAGTAGTTCATGGTTGGCATGGACTGTTCGTTACGGTAGAAATCAACGTCAAGTTAAAAGAGCTATTGAACAACAATTGTTTAAACGTCAATTATGGTGTTTACACGGTAAGAAATATCGTGTGTCAAAGAAGGGTGTTCCAAGAACTGAACAAGAACAAAGGGATGTATATATTCCTAAGTTGCAATGGCGTGCTGAAGGACGTTGGCACAGAGAAAGAAAAATGGAGTTGTTAACTAGCACTTTAAACGTTGCTAATCCAGCAGACCCACCGTTAAAGCTTGGTGTAGAAAAGCTTATGTGTGACATTCTAGGACTTGGAGAACTTGATTGGGAAACTACTATTAAACTTCACGAAATAAGAACTGAATCTCAACTGCTTGAGGCTAAACTTAACAAGTTAACTGCTGAAGCTAAATTGAAAGAAGCTGAAGAGTTAGGTGTTGAGGGACTTTTAAAGAGACTTAAAGAACGAGAAAAAGCTAAGTTGGCTCAACCAGTTGGAGAGAAACCAGTTAAAGTTCCAACTGAAGAAGAATTGACTCGTAGAGGAGAAGAACGATTGGCTGGTGGAGTAAGTCGTACTGATAGGGGTGCTCCAACACAGAAGGGTAAAGCTAGACCTATGGGTGGAACTAGAGAACCTAAACGTGTTGCGGAAACTATTCCACAATTACCGAACATTACGATTGTTCAGTATCCAAAAGAATTAACGGAGTCAATGATGGAAACAGAGAAGATTAAACAAGAGAAGATTAAAGCTGAATTTGAGAGACAACAGAAGAAGATAGAAATGCTTGATGAGTTGGAAGAAAGAATGAAGAAAAAGAAGAAGTTGATTAGAAAAGAAGAATCTAAACCATTACCTTTCGTAAGTACTGGCAGACCATTTCCAATAAAGGAGAAACCTAAGTCAGAACCACAAAAGGTCAAATTGGATATTAACGTGAAATCTGAACCAGTTAAAACTGAAGTTGACGTGAATGTTAAGTCGCCTAAAGAAATTGAAGAAACTAAACAGAAGGCTAAGGCTGAATTGGAACTTATTAAACAGAGGAAAGTGTTCTTGGAAACCCAGAAGGAAATGTTAGAGGAAGAAAAGAAAGAGAAGGAGAAAGAGAAGTTGGCTAAGAAGAAGTTGCGTGAACGTAAAAAGAAGGTTCTGGAGAAGATAGAAAAGAAGGTTGAGGAAAAATGAGAAAGTTTAAGTATGCACCCAAATCTATTCCACTATTAACGGAAGAACAATGGAAAATGTTAGAGGAAGAAATGCAAAAACCAATGATGGATAAAGAAAAGGAAATATGGCGTAGAGTAAAAAGAAGAAGGGATAAAGATGAGAGTTAGTTGTACTGATGGATATGTGGCAGATGTTTGTTTTGGTTGTGGAAAAAATACAGCGGTTGAAGATAAACATAGGTTTGTTTGGAGTGAAGGAAAATGAGTAAGAGTGATATGCAATTTATTGGTAATATAGAGTTGTATGAAGATGAGAAACTGCTTAAACCTTTAGTGAAGGATTCGGAAGGAAGACCTTTACTGAAGATTCCAATTGTTAATGCTGGAGAAACACGAACTGTTGAGTTTTACATTGTTAATCGTAGTGAACACAAGTTTGAATTGGAAGAAGTTAGTAATGCTGATGCAGACGTATTGTTTAAGTTTGATAAGGAAATATTAGAGAAAGACCAGCCAGTTATGGTGGAAGTTACTTTTGCTCCTAAACCTGAACGGGCAAGCGTGTTAGATGCTGGATTCAAAATTAAAGGACGTTTTGTAGTGGAAGAATGGGTTTAAGGTGACTTATATTGGTCTTGATAGATTCTTGTATAGTTGGGTCAACCAGCATTCTCGCTACATGGAATACTTATCCAAATAATGTTAATTCTCCAAGTGCTAGAGGACAAACTTTTGAAACAGATGGTGGTTGTTACAAGTTAACTTCTTGTCAGTTTGAACTCAAAAAAACGGGTAATCCAAATGGCACCATGAAGGCAAGACTATATAAAATGACAGCTAATGATTTGGGGGATGGTGGTAAACCTTCGAATGATGTATTTCCTACCATTACTACTCCTTTAGCGGTTAGTGACCCAGTTGACATTGCCGTTTTAACTGGAGTATTGCAATGGATTACATTTACTTTCTCTGGAGCAGAACAATATGAATTGGAAGCTAACACTTGCTACTGTATATGTTGGATGCCTGAAACTGGAAGTTTTTTGGATGAAGATAATTATATCCAGCATTCTGGATGTGTTGCAAGTGTTTGTGAAGGAAACGGTTTTCTTTATCAAAATGGACAATGGGGTGGATATACCGCTCCTGACACAAAGGATAGAAACTTCAAGATATATGGAGATGTAATAGCTTGCGAAGAAGACCTTTGTGGTCCCCTCATAAACAGTTACGATGAAACTCATCACGATAATAGTATTGATATAAAGAGAAGTTATTATTGTCATGACGTTGGAAAAGTTTGTGCTGTTGGTCAATGTTTTAAAACTCCAATGGGACAAAGGTATGAACCTTGTTCCGCAAAATTTTATTTGAGGAGAAAAGGACAGCCAACTGGTATGTTATGGGTGAATTTCTACGAGATTGATGGAACATGCGGAACAGATTGCATACCACTTGGAGAGGGAGACGACAATATAATATGTCAGACCAATTGGATTGATGCTATGAGTATTGCGAATACTTTCACGTTATATGAGTTTAATGTTATTAAAGGTTGTGCTTGTCTCGAAGCAAACAAATGTTATGGTGTTGCGGTGATAGGATGGGGTGGTTTTGACGATAATAATCTTATAGAGGTTGGTATAGAGAAGGTGGGTTCTCATGCTGGAAACACGTTTTACTATACTACTAGGGGAGTGGGTGGTAGCGGTTGGGTTGTGGCTCCTCAAACCGATACTATCTTCTATGTTTATGGAATTCCATGTGGAAGTGCACATGAAGGTGGTGATGCACCAGTCGCAGTTAGTAAAGCTGAACAAGAAGGTCCACGAAAGATTATTTGGTATAACACGGAACATTTAGTTTTGCATACTCATAGTTCACTTGGAAAGAATATTGAGAAGCCTTGTTGGATACGAGGTTTTATTGGGCGACTTGCACAGCCTATTGTAGTTGTGGTTAAGGCTGGCTTGGGCATTCCAGCATTCTTTGAAACAGTTGTTAAAGCTGGAATAAAAAGGGCTTATGAAGAAACATTGCATCTTCAAAGTAAACTGGGAATTAAATATGCTGAAACTTTAGTTATGAAAGAAGACGTTAGAGGATACCTTTTAGCACAAAAAGTAGTAATGAAGAACTTTCAAGAATCTCTTATAAACTTTATGGAATCGCTTTCTAAGAAGCAATATGAAGCAAAGAAAGATATGGAACTTCATAAGAAGAAACAGAAAAAGAAAGATAAACTTCGTGAATTATATGAAGATACTAAAGATGTTTAATAAAAACATTTATATATTGGTGTTAGCATAGTTAATTAAGGTGTAGATATTGTCTGAACATCCATTAAGCAAAGAACAAAAACTACGGTATTTTAAGGATGCTGAATGTAGAGAACCTATGTATGCTATTGAGTTTCCAGACCCAGTTGTTAGAGGAGAAGAAAAAGCCGTGTTAACTGTTTATGCTAAGAATGTTACGCCAGAAGAACTGGATAATTTACAGTTTATTCCTCAAGACCCAGACTTGAAAATAGAGTTTAGTGCAAACCACGTTAAACCTTATGAAACTATAATGTTAAAGTTTATTTTTACTCCAAGCGAAACCAGAAACAAAGCCCTTGACGCAGAATTTGTGGTGCAAGGAAGGGCAATCATGAGGGGTTCACATAAGAAATAATTATAACCACTTTAACTCATTAAAGTATTCTTTTTCTTCAGTTGTTATTTTCCCCATTATCTTAGTGTAGATTGTCAAAGAGAACTCCCAAGTTATAGGAGCTAGTATCTGTTGTGTTTCTTCAAAACTAACGATGAAAGTGCATTCTACTGGAGAAGTTTCTTCAAATGGTTTCTTAATGACCGCTTCAACCATTTTTGTTTCTTGGAATCGTCTTGCGAATTTTCTACAAATGATTCGTTTTATTTCCTCAAAGAGGTTAGCCGTCTTACTTATAATCTTCTTTGTTTCTTCAAGATGTTTAATTACATCTGCCCTAACTTTCTCTGATGGAACATGCTTAAACTTGTAGATGTATTGCCATAATGGCTTTTTTCCACCACCAATTACTCCTTCGGATGGTGGTGGACCATAACACTCACATGTTTTTGGTGAACCAAGTGTAACATAACCAGAGTAACCACTTGCATTGCCAGCTCTTACTCGGTATAAATAAGCTACATTACACTTAACATTCACGTCAAGATACTCAGTAGTATTTGCTGGTAACGTGGCAATTACATGCCAACCACCATCATCACGTTCAACATAATAAGCCGTTTCGTTAGTAGCATTATCATTCCATCTAATTCGAATTCCATAATTTACACATAACACAACACAACAATCAGTACGAAATGATTTTTCACTTCCATATCCCCAACCACTACTATTATGAGCTTTAGTTCGATAATATATTATTGTATCACATGATAAACCAGTTAAGTTACAAGTGAAAGGTCCAACTCCAAAATTACCAAGTGTCGTTACACTATTTGGATATGGACCGCCACTTACAAGTCCCCATTCACAACCTGTTTTATCACAGTTTTCCCCACCAGTATTAACTATGTTTCCATGTCCAGTAGCAGTTGTTTTTCCAATATCAGTAACGTCACCAGTAGTAATAACAGCTTCTCCAAATATTTGTGGGTCTCCACTCCCATCATATCCGACATCCCAACTAAGATTTGTATCTGGAGTTCCAGCATCAAGGTCAACCAATCCATCCTCAAACGCAACACCAACAGGATGTGTATAATCACTAATTAAAGTATTTCCTTCAGCCGCAGATGGAATTGTACCATCTTCTTGGAAAACAACACACATGCCATGTTTCGAAACACTATCAGCCGCCCTATTATCTGCGTCACCAATGTTTTTCATTAAAGACGCATAAAGACTGTTAGCATCACCAATATAAGGAACAAGGTCGCTTTTAGCTTCTGCCCATCCACTCCAATGTCTCATCATGGTAAAGTATCGTATTGTGGATTCTGGAGAGATGCCCCAAATCGCTTCGCCAGCTTGATATGTCCAATCAGCATTACTAATGTTTGCTACGTGAGTCCATGCTCCAGCATTTTTATATTTAACATCGCCTTTACCACCAAGACTATAAATACTATGTCGCCATCCACCACATATTGAGTTTCCAGCTGTACCTTTAATATCAAAAAAAACATTATTGGTATATTTAAAGCCTGCAATAAGTTTATAATGACTTAGAACCCAAACAGCCTTTGTTGTAACAAAGTCAACTTTTCCAGCATCATCCTCTGCAAAATCTGCATTTGTTTGGGGAAAATACAACAATAATATTTCGTCTGGGACCTTATAATATTTAAAGGTTATTGGTTGTAAAACACGACTAATTGTCCAAAATGTCCATGAAGTACCAGAAATTACTGGATATGAATTATATGTTTGACTACGAAATCTAGGATTAACATAATCAGCCTTTGTGGTATATTTATATTTTCTGTCATTTGTAATATCGCTATCTCTTGCTCCTTTGTAAACTATACGTTCAACTAAAAATTGTTGACTAAAATCTGCTCCAGTAACACCAAAAAATACGGTGTGGTGTGTACCATCTCTGTAAAGTTTAACTAATAAACCTTCAGATTCAGAGTTTACTGGGTTGACAGCCATATACCTATCTATACCCATGTCACTATCAACAACTCGCATATGAATTTCCTTGTAGTATCCAGCTACTTGACTAATTTCATCAGCTACAGTAGTAGTTGTGTTGCCCATTTCATTAAGTGTGTAACCGTCAAATACTGAACGATTATAAATCATGATTTGAACTTTATTATCTCCATCTGGCGTAACGGTAATTCTAGTTCCAACTAAACCAGCAGTTCCCTTGACAACTCTAACACGTAAGTTTCCAAGCGTGTAAATATTAGCTAAGGGATTAGCCCAATTATTAGTTCCGTCAATCCAAAAAGCTCGATTTGCTGGAGCATCAGTATAATAAGTGTTCAAATAACCAGTTTTAGCAAGAAACATTAAAAGATTACCAGTATCTTCAGTATTATCACTCCATATAACTCTTCGTTTCCATAAAGTACCAAGAGGAAAAATTGCTTCTGCCGTATAACGTACTGTGCCTTCAGTTACAAGATTTTGTGGGAATGTTCCACCACCAGCAGTATTTCTTGCCTTTACCGTAGCAGTTTCGGTTCCATCAGTTACTTCTCCATATTGCTTCCAAACCCAAACTGTAAAGTCTAATCCATCATGAGTATAAGTAACTCTTTCTGTTGGTTCTATCATTCCAGTTGGAGTCACATATTTCCAATAGGGACTAAAAATACCCATAATTATTCACCTATATACATTCACAACACGCTCGTATATCAGTTGGGTCATCTGGTAGTGGTGGGGGTGGTGGAGTTTCTTCTGTCCCCCAAGTTCCATGAGCTGGGTCATTACCTTTAACATTACTTACATATTTACGGATAAACAAACAGTCAATCCAAAGTCTTCCAACCGTTCCAGCATCTTGGTCAGCACCATGGTAAACATTAAAAAATTCTGGGTTTCTCATAGTCCAGTTGCCAGCATGCCACACACCATCAAGGTATAATCCAACAAATTTTTGATTTACCCAATCATAATAAGCTTGAATGTGATACCAAGTATTATCTGCTAAAGTCGCAATTGCATGATATTGACTAGCATCAAGATAGCTGAAGTGATTTGCACCATGGTCATAGTATATGTTTGCTGTTTTAGTGCCGTTAGATACTGAAGACCGTGCATAGTAGTCACAATCCTTTATTCTACTATACCAATCCATAACTATGTAATTACTGAATGATTTACCAGATATTGTTGTTTTGGCAACTCCAGCATCACAGTCGTTTATTTTGTGACTTCGGTCTCCATATTTAAATTGGTCATTTTGCACAGTAGCACTACAAGTATTCTCACTATTATCTACCCAACCAACTGGAACTGCTCCAATAGCTGTTTCTTGGTCATCCTCAGCTACTTGAAAAGTGTTAGTCATGTTCTCTGTTGTAGCTGTTGCTCCAGTCGTATCGTAGTAAATGTAAATTGTAACATTACCAGCCGTTAAGTCACCAGTCAGTTCAACCCAGAAAACAGCATAGACACCAGATGAAACATCATCATGCATCCAGTAATCCAACAAAGTAGTTCCATCTGAAGCAGTAAACCTTATATCTCCAAAGTCATTCTGACAGTTTCCACCACAATACACCTTGCCCATAGTAACATCATGATAAGCCTCTGTTCCATCAGCACCAACACCTTTATACACCTTAATGGGTATTTGATAATGGTTTCCAGCTCCCGCTTGTTGAGTCATAACATGACTCTTTCTTTTATTCCAACCAGCTAACCAACCCAAATTTAACTACTCTCCTTTTTAATTTTAATTGTAACTTCTGATTGATAAGTGAAAAAGTCTTCTGACTTCACGTTCTCCAATAATTTATTTAAAGTAAACCCAATACTTCTCCAGCCAGTACGCTTCATAATAGCTTGAATCTTATCGTAAAGTTCTTGGTTAATTCTAACGAGAGGCATTAAATCCCCACTTAAATATGGATTTTCCCATTTAAAAGTGTTTATGTCAGTTAACAGAAAACATAACACTTAAATAAGACTTTCACTATTAAATATTTAGTGGTTGATTTGACTAAGAAAACTTGTCCCAAATGTAATGGAAAAGGATATGTCCTACGAACTTATCCTAATGATTTTCCCTGTTTCATGTCAATATTCACATATTTTCCATCGCCAATATTTCATTATGAAGTTTGCTCAAAGTGTAAAGGTAAGGGATATTTAGATGAAAAAGAAAAATAAGAAAGTTAAGAAACAACTTCCAATGGTTATGCTTGTAACCGTAAACAATAAAGGATTTGTGAATGAATATACGGCTAACGCTAGGTTTAGTATTGGTTGGGTGTTAGGGGCTAACGGAATAAAATCAATAGCTTACACTTATGATGCTCACCCTATTAGTCTTGCTCGTAATTTAGCAGTAGAAGAATTCTTAAAGTCACCAGCGACACATCTATTCTTTCTGGATAGTGACTCAGTTCCAAAAGCAGATATAGTTTTACGGTTGCTACAATATGATAAGCCAGTAACTAGCGGATGGTATTTAGACCGAGGTGGACATGGATTGCCAGTAGTGTTGCGGATTATTGCTAAAGTAATGCCTAAATGTATGAAGTGTTTAATTAAGGAACCAAAGAAGTTTCCAGATTGGCGGGCTTATAAACTTGGAGAATTATTGACTATCCCGAAAGAAAAGAAGACTGGACTGGTTAAAGTGGATGGTGTTGGAGCTGGAGCTTTACTGATTAAACGTGAAGTATTCTCCCACCTAGAGAAGCCATACTTTTATGAAGACCATTTGAACGTTAGAGGGTTTGGCGAGGACTTATGGTTTGGAGTTAACTGTAAAGTTCATAAAATACCAATCTACGTTGACATTAACGCTTTAGTGGAACATTGGAGTTGGGGGCTTATTGGAGAACGTCATGTTAAAGCAATATTGCAGAGAGACATGAAACAGCAAATGGAAGAGAAAATGGGAAAGAAATAAAGTCGCCTATGATATAAACTAAGGTCTTGTGTTTTTAGTGGTGTTGTGTTTTGGGTGGTTTGTATTGGTCTTATTGTTTGGTGAAAAAGAAGTTAGATGGGAATAGGATAGTTCATGTTTTTCACATATGGTTTCATAGGAACATTTGTCCGTATTTGGAATTGACTATTTATAAGATTGTGAAGGGGAATGTTCTTGTCTGATGTGGAAGTTTGGATTCGTGGAGATAAAGTTGTTAAGTTAATTGTTGATGGAGAACGTCTTAATCCGAAGATACGATTCAAGATAGATTGGAACTTTTGGAGTAGAGATATAATTACAATATATAAATGGAATGATGGTTGGAGTAATGCTGACATGGTAACGTTCAAAGGATTGTTTCAGATTGTTTTTTCAATTAATTAACATAAAGTTTATATACTACCGTAACAATATAACACTTACTATCCTCAAGTCCAAGAGGATAGAATAGTATTATCCATGAGTTATGATGGGAGACTGATGGAAGGGAAAAACTGAATAAAAAAGTTAGACCGTAATTATATATTATCTCATCAATATTCTTTTTGTTGGTAAAAGTTTATAAGGCACCGTGATATGATATATTAGTGGTTAAAATGAAAAGGTTAGTTAAGTGTCCGTGTGGAAGAAAACATTGGGCTAAAGTATCTAAGATGAAGAATACAATTACTGGTAAGACAGTTAAGTTTGTGTTGGAGTCAGATAAGATGTGTCAGTCTTGCAAGAATAGAATAAGGCAGAAGGGAATGAAGAAGAAGCCTCGACTTAGAGAAATTCCAGAAAAATATAATTCACAAATTACTCTTAACGAATTGTATCAGGCTGAGGGGAAACGTAGGCAAGAAGAAAAGAAAGCAGAACAAGAAAGAATTAAATGGAAGAAAACGAAATGATTGGGGAACTTGAAAAAAGAATAAACAAATGGCAAGATGATGATATGATGCTTTTCCAGTTGGATATGATTCGGAAAGGAGACATATTAGAAATCATTGATGAGATGCGAGGGGATATGCCCAAACCTAGATTGTCAAGGGATTGGGGACTTGACCTCGAAGGTAAGTGTAAGTATTGGATTATGCCCACTAATAAAGATTGGGTTGAATGGTTTGAGAGATGGTTTGGTGATAAGAAATGAATGAAAAGTATAGAAAGAAATTGTTAGGAGAGTTTCAAGATTTATTTCCAAAAGAAAATCCATTATTTAGGGAAGGTTCTGGAGTATCATTCTTTATTGATTGCGGAGATGGATGGTACAAATTGATTTATGATTTGTGTCTTTCTCTTAGGGAAATGTTGAAGGAGAATCCTATTGAAGGTTTCATGGTGGTTCAAGTTAAAGAAAAGTTTGGTGGATTAAGATTTTATATTGGTGCTGGTTCAAAAGAAATATTTGATAGGATAAATAAAGCTGAACAAGAGAGTTATCATATTTGCGAGTTTTGTGGTGGAGTTGGGAAAGTAAGAAATGATTTGGTTTGGATTAGAACTTTGTGTGATAAGTGTTATAATGATTATAAGAGGAATAAAAAATGAAGAAGTTAGACCTCAAGAAATATAGGGTGTTCAAGGAATATGATGGTTCGATAGGCTACGCTAGGTGGTGGAAAGGCAATCACATTGGAGCTTCTACGCCTTGTCAAGGACGATGTAGTTATAATCTTGATGGGGCAGATGTTCCAGACCAATGGAGAGCATTAGACCCGAAGAAACATCATAAAGTAGTTGGGGAATTAAAGAAGTTGGTTAAGGAAGGAAAGATAAAGGTAGAACCAGTTACGGATAGTTGGGGAAATATTGACCCGTTTAATCCAGAATTTCCTAAGGTTCTTGGCGTGACGTATTTAGATGGGGAATGGTGTAATGCTTTATCTCCAAAACAATATTACAGTCTTAAAAGAATGAGTAGTTTCTTTACTGCTGGGTTCTTCTTGTTATGGATAATAATAGTAATGTGTTTACCTTATTAGAGGAATTAATATGGAAGAAATAATACCTAAAAAAATATTAGTTGACATGTTAAGTAGAGGAGCAAATATTCTAGCGAATCGTCAGATGGGTAAGACTAACTTGGCACAAATTATTATAGCTGAAATGGTTAGACAACAGTTACCGTGTCAAATTAAAATTGGAGATACTGCTCAAGTTTGGAGACATAATTTCTTATCAAGTTTTAAAGTGCAAGAAATTAATGAGAGAACAAGACAAGTATATAATGGAGACAATCTTATTTATGATATTGAATATGAAGATAGCGAAAGAATAATGCAGTTTTTGGGTAACAGAGTTTTAAAAGATTATTTAATGAATAGACAGAGAAAGAAAGTTAGTAATGGACACTTGAATGATTGGGTATTATATTGCTTAGAGGAAGCACAGAATAGTCTTGGAAGTTACAGTTTAAACCGTCAGACTGGTAGAATATGGTTGAAGATGATTAGTGAAGGAGCAAACTTTAACTTAGCATTTATAATGATAGGGCAAAGACCAGCAGACATATCTACAAAGGCTATAGAGAGAATGCAGACTTACTGGATAGGTAGAACAACTGGAGATAATAATACTCGGAAATTAAAGGGAATAATAGGAAATAAGGCTGGAACAGAACAGTTAGGATTACCATTACATGAGAAAGCTAAAGAGTTAGAGAGAGGAGAGTTTATCTTTTGGAATGGGGCTGAAGCTTGGTTGTTTAGTTGTCCTAAGTTTGAAGATTTATATCCAAATAATAAACCAGAATTGGTTGAACCCCCAAGAAGTAGCTGGTTAAAGCTATGGTAAAAATAAAAATTGTGTTGGGAGATTGTGATTGTTTCTCTTTTCAGAGAATTCCACATGTTTGCTGGAAAGAACATAAGATTTATTTGGTGGCAGAGAAAAAAGATTTTGATTGGATTACTGATTTGATGGAAACTTGTTTGAACCATGAAATTATTCATGTTGTTATTGACGAGTTGGAAGGTAGAATACCAGCTAAAAAGTTTGATAATGTGTTTGATAAAACTAGAGAAGTGGTGACTGAGGAAAATGGTAGTCCATTCTATTAATTATTGTCCTCATTGTCCCCGAACCAGATTGAAACAAAAGTCTAATGGTTCATGGAAATGTCCCAAGTGTGGTTGTATCTTCAGATTTATTCTGGTGAGATGGGATACTCTATGTTTTGCGAAGCATCATCCAGACTATGGTGTGATAACTCTCAAGGAAATAAGAAAGAAGAAACGTAAGAGGAGAAAAAAGAAAAAGTGAAAAAGAAATTAACGGAGTATTTCCACCCTCAATTAGTGGAGACTGGAAATGAAGAATCGGACTTGGGTAAAGAAGGATGGATAGCTGAGTTGAAATGTGATGGTTCAAGAGCAATTGCTGAGAGAACTAAAGAAGGATTCAAATTGTATGGGCGTAAAGGATTAACTTATACTGAGACTATTCCAGAGATTACTGAACAGTTAGAACGGATTCCACAGTTGTTCCGTTTAGATGGAGAAATAGTTTATATAGATAAGGATGGACACCAGATTTTTAGTGGTAGCCAAAAGAGGACACAAGTTAGTAATCCAAAGAAAGTTAACGAGTATAAAAGATTGTATCCAGTAGGCTATTACATATTTGATTGTGTAATGCTTAATGGTATAGACTTAACTGACGTGGAATATAGAGGAAGAAGATATTTGCTGGAAGCATTCTTTAAACTTAATAATGCATTATATAACTTGAGTAATATTCGACTGGTTCCAACTTCAACAAATCATAAGTTACTATTTGATTGGGCTATCAAAAATGGTTTGGAAGGAGTGGTATTGAAAAGATTGACTGGGAAATATGAAGTTGGTAAACGAAGCAAGAATTTCTTAAAGCTAAAGCGGAGAGACCACTCAATATTTACATTGGCTAATAACGGGCGGAGTTTACATTAAACCTTTATATAAGGCGAAGTGATAAGAAGTAAGTGATTAAAATGTTGGTTGCGTTTATTGGATGTATAGCTGTTGTGGTTGGGGCAATATTCAATCGTGATAGTGGCATAAAAATAGGCTTTGCATTAATACTAATGGATTTAGTGCTTGAACTGGCAAACATTCACAATACTTTAACTGCAATTGGTAAAATAATACAAAATCTACGTGAGTGGATAAGAAAATAAATATATAGGTGATTAAATTGGAAGACCAAGAAAAGAAAGAAATGATTGATATTATCCGTCAAGCATTGAAACCAGAGAGTGAATTCTCGCTGGCTAATAAACCTTTTGCTGGAGAAGAGAAGGAAGAATCAGAAAAGTTTATTTTGAAGCCTAACGAATCTAAACAGATAGACAAGAAGTTGGAAATATTTACTACTGGAACTTTCATTGACAGTTTATTCTTGAATGGTAAAGGTGAACAAATCGGGGGAGTCCCTTTTGGCATCCAACTAGGGATAGCTGGACTCCCTGATGTTGGTAAAAGTATTCTAGTTCAAGAGATAGCTTTAAACGTTTGTAAAGACAGAAAAGTATTGTATATAACCAGCGAAGACGTGTGGCATACTGATACTGCACGTTTTGATTTGGAGTCAAGGATGAAGGAGAAAGCTGATTTCATATATGAAAAGGTAATTCCAGCAGATGAAAGACACATATCAAAAGAAGAGTTTTGGGATTTAATTAAAGAAAACCTTTTTGTTATGGATACAATTACTTATAGTGAACTTAACGATTGGTTTACTTTTGTGCAAGCTTATAAACATTGTATAGAGAAAGAAAAGATAGACTTAGTAATAATTGATTCAGTAACGTTGCTGGATAATTATCGTGGAGCACTCAAGTATAGATTGATGGAGCTGGCAAAGTTTAACCAGTTAAACGGGGTTACTGCAATCTTTATTAATCAACGTTCAAGTGATGATTGGGACACGTATAAGATGGCTGGGGGAATAGGTATTCCACATGGATTAGACAGCACATTAATTGTGGATTATGGTAAAGCTTGGAATTCATTGGTTAAGAGAGACTTAGATGTTAAACAAGGAACATTTGTTAGGATAGCACGGTTGACTGGCTGTAGAATTTCGGGATTCATGGGAAATTACATAGAGGTTGCTATTACTAAAGAGGGATTTTTAAGAGTAGTGGTGAAACCAGATGCATGAACAGAGATTAGTTGAGTTACTAGCTAATGCAGTTGTATGTTTTGAAAGGAGTTCTAATCCTTTCTCTAATAATGAATTGCTCAGGCTTAATGTTACTGCTGATGAATGTATAGATTTAAGTGTGGAAATAGCTGATATACTTCAGAATGAATTGTATTTGATGATAGGTAGTAAATATGCTGAGGGTATATTGGAGAAGGTTAGGGAGATGAAACAAAAATGAGATTGGACTTAGACGAATTGGGATTCTTCGGAGTATTCATAGCTTTCACTCTATATATGATTACTATAGTTGAAGGTGTAATTGCTAAACTGTGGATTCTCGGTTGGTTATTGTGTGTTCTTGGCTTTGCAATTTACGTATTGAAGGAGAGAGAACAAAATGAACGATAAACAAAAGTGGCGACAAGAACATAAAGACGAGATTAGGAAATATAATAGGAAATATCGTGAAACACATAAAGAACAAATTAAGAAATACCAGAAATATCATAAAGAATACTGGAGAAAATATTATAGAGAACACAGAGAACAAATTAAAGAACGTATGGAGAAATATAATAAAGAAATAAGGATGAAAGTGATTGAGTTGCTTGGTGGAAAATGTATTAAGTGTGGATTTAATGATTGGAGAGCATTACAGATTGACCATGTTCATGGTGGTGGATGTAAGGAACGAAAAACAATCAGAGATACACATACATATTACTATCATGTAATAAAGGAAGTACAAAGTGGAAATAAAGACTACCAGTTATTATGTGCTAATTGTAACCAAATAAAGAAGTATGAAAAGAAAGAATTTAGAAACGTATTGGTTAAGAGAGATGATGAGAAATGACAAAAAAGAAAAAGTTTAAGTGGCTAGAGGAACACCCGTGTAAAGTGTGTGGACGAATGATACCGAAACCCATGATTTACTGTTCATCAAAATGTAAGGAAATTGATGAGAAAAGAGGTAGTAATAAAATGAAAAATGATATACCTAAGTTATTGGAGTGGGACTTGTAATGGATTATTATCGGATTGTGGCGGTTATACTTTCAATGGTTCTATTACTCGTAACTTATGCAATTATAAAATATCTTAGTTGGAAAGAGGAAGATGAATATGCCTAAAATATTAGTGAAACAAATTAACAATGATAAATCTACTACTATAGTTTACGCTGGAGAAAAAAGAGAAGTTGTGTTGATAACTGGAGTTAGCCCTTGGGTTTACCAAGTTGATGTTGTAAGCAAAGATAAAATGTTTGATAAGTTGAGGGAGTTAAAAGAGAATGAAGTTGAGAAAAAAGAAAAGTAAAGCAGTTGAATATCACGTTAGCTTTAAAGGATGCGACATTAAATTTAAAACTGAGAATGGTAAACGACATAAATATATTGAGTTAACATTGACTGGACTTGCTAAATTGCTTGTTCTTGTTCGTGACCGAGATGACTGGGGCATATTTACTGAATTGATGCAAGCTGTTGTTGAAGAATTAGATGTTAATGCTAGGTTTGTTGAAGAGAAACCAACAAAGATAGAAAGAGATTACGTTGTATAGAGAATACCCCAAACCTTTATTAAGCATAACTACTATATATATAAGTGGTGAAGTGAATGACAAACAACAAGACTCTGCTCATACATCGTGTGGGAATTAAGAAACCTTACAAGATGAAAGCCTATCGTGAAATATTAGAGAAGCAGATTGACGATACGCCTAGGCTTGAAAGTTTCAAGTAGTCCCCCACCTTTTTTATAATTTGTTTGAGTTTGAGATGATAAATTGGAAAGTAACACGGCAAAAAACACAGCTACTTGGACAGATAAGTTTGGAGTAATTCACTTGATACTCTGCGGTAAATGTAAAACAAGACTTTACTACTTGACATGGATGGGCATTCAATTTGTTTATTGTTCTAACTGTGGCATGAGTAAGGGCTACGTGATAGGAAATTCTTAGAAGCCCAAAAATAATCGCCTATGCTAGGATATGTGGCTTGGATTATTCTTGGTTATAACGAGTTGTTTGTGTAGTTGTTGATGGATTTGTTTCGGTAATAGCGAAAGTATATAAGGGAAAGCGAAAGTGGATTTGAATGTGGAGATAGTTCGGTAAAATAGTGATAGTATAGATAGTTCGTTAAATAGTGAATGTTCGGTGTAAAAACGAAAGGTTTAAATAACTGAACATTATATATATTAATTGGTGGATAATAAAGATGACTTCGGAGAAACATAATAGGTTGCTTAAAAAGGTAATTGAAAGCGTAAGAAAAGAAGGATATACTGTTGTTAGACTTGATAATAGAAATATTCCAGATGCTTTTTACATAGGTGAAGACGGAAAAATAATAGCTATTGAAATACAGACTGACCAGAGTATTCCGTATGCGAGATGTCCAGAGTTTAACGGAATTCTTCTTGTAAGAAGGAAGTATAGAAAGTTTTATCATAATGCGGATACATACTCCTTAGTATTTGAACTTAGAAAAAAAGGATTAACTATAAGACAAATACAGAAAGAAGTTAAGAAGAGAGTTGACGTATATATTAACATATCTACAATAGATGATTGGCTTAGAGGGAAATCGGTTCCTAAAAGTATTGTTTTGCGTAAATAATGAACTATTTGATTGTATACTTTTGTCAATATATTAGATATATTGCTAAAAGTATATTTGTTGTATCGGTAAAGTGATGTAATCTCGGTAGTTACCGAAGGTAGTTTATTCGATATATCCGTAACGGATTTATTTTGGAGACCCAACACATATTTCATTGAAGGATTTACTCCACGTATTTTAATGAGCAGTTCGGTTTTTGTTCGATAATTATATAAAGGTTAATGTGGTATTTAAATATTTGCTTAAAAAGTTTAATTAGAAGTGAATAGTCATGGAGAAAAAACAATTTTGTAACGGTTTATTATAAGTTATAACAATTTCGATTTGCTTCGAAACACAATTTTTTCGAAGTAAACCGTATTAAGTTTTTAAAAAAGTTATGGTAAAATCTTATGGAAACAGTAAAAATTCATACTGTTCTCAACAGAAAGTTTAACTGTTCGAAAACCTTCGTTAATTATTCGATGCTATAAAAACCGATAAGGTTATATAGCTGAAATAGAAAGTTATATTTCTAATTTACCAACTAAAACCTTTATATAGTTTAGCTTCTAAAAACGGAAAGAGTTCGCTGAGTTTAAGACGTATAGATAAGACGGACAAGAGTCTTATGGTAAAATTGCTGGATTCGATAAAATTCGATGTTTTCGAAGTAGCCTTTTTAAATTGGAAGTTAAACTTTACAATAACAAGTTCGAAAAACTTACGTTTTACCATAAAACCAAATTAACGTATTAATGGTAAATTTTTGTTTCGCATGGAGATTATGGTGGCTCCATGAAAACGATAATCGAAGTTAACCAAAAATTACCATCTGCGACTTGGAGAAATTTTATAAAAAAAATTCGAAACTACGATTATTGCGACTTCCATGAATTTTATAGGTAACATGGTTTTAATGTTATTGTAATAGCTTAACAGATTTTAACGGATTCTATTTTGTTCAGTTTTTCAAAACATAGGTTAGAGGAAACAACATTGAACACCAAAAACACACACGTAAACCCTACACATAAACCTAAAAGGAAACTGAAGCGTAGATTTAACAGAGATTTACAAATACGCAAAATTAGACAATTAGTGAAGGAAATAGAGGACAGAGACAAATATGGATTGGACAAGGATGAACTGAGGTTTAGACGTGTAGGTAGCCGTAGATTATGGGAATTTGTTTTGCCAGAAGGCTCTTCCGTAGTTAACGGTGTAGTATTCCGAGATACTCAAGAAGGAAAGAAAGAGTGTCTGGGTAACATAAGGGAATTTGTAGGGGGACTTGGAGAGTAAAGGTAGGGAATGAGTGAATCGTAAGAGGGATATAATTGGGTAAGAAAAAAACTAAGAAAGAACTTATTGAACAGATAGAAAGAGAACATAAAGAACTTGCTAAATGGTTGCTTAATAAAGAGAAAGAATTAGGGAAAGCCAGAGAGATGTTAGTTAGCGTAATTGGTGGAACAGAAGCCGTAATGAGAATAGTAAGAGTGGAGAGCAATATTGGGTATGCTGGGAGAGTATTGAAAGATGGATATTGGTGGTTAACACATGGGTAATTTTAAGAGATTAACAAGACAAATCAATAATAGTAGAGTAACACCGAACCAGATAATGTACAGGGATATTGAAGGGTATAAGGGACGTGGAGACAGAATATTACAAATAAACACTAATGGTAGATGGTGTAATATTACTTTTCCAGACTTATTGCATATGTTAGACTTTATTTTCAAAAACGAAGATAAAGTGTATCCAGTAAGTGATGGACATCGTGGAAGATGGTATTTACATGAAGCCATACAAAAACTGGTAGCTGGAATGTCAGTTGAAGAAGTATTAGAAGGGTATGGAGACAAACACAATGGCATTTAAAGAGAAAGAAGAAGCGTATTGGAGAGAGAAACTTAGAAGTAATGAAGTATGTGTTAGTGTAGGTGATATGGATGAGTTATAATGGAACAATGACTTATTTCAAAGAGTTATTTAATGAAACAATGAGGGATGCAACATGGATAATAATTGGAATAATAGCTTTACTAGGTTTTGTAGCAATAATGGAATTCTGGTTGAGATGGAGAGAGATTGATAGGAGATATTAACATTGAATAAGAAAGTACTAAAGAGTAGGGCTAAAATGATGTTTGACGTAGCAGACAAGATAGAAGATGTGGATGAATGGGTGGATTATTTCTGGAAGAACTTGTATGTTGGCATGGAATTAGAATTGGAGAATGACGATAGATTTAGAAATAAGTTAAGACGTGCTTTTGGAGTGGGACAAACAGCGTATCATGAATATGGAGATTGTGATAGTTGTGAATTTAGAAGGAGATGTACTAATCAGCATAGTCCAGAAGGATGCCACGTATTCTTTAGGGATAACTTGATAGTTTCAATACAAGATGACGCAACAATTAACGGAAGTGAATTTTTACTTCATACTGGGACAATGAGTACACAACAGTTTATTAAACGTTTACCAATACAGAAATTTGAAGACTTAGGTTATCACGCTGGAAGAAACGGAAGCATTCACGTACACCTGATTATTCCGTATTTCAAAAGGGATGTTCCAATGGTTATCATGGAGAATTTCTATAATTTGTTCAGGTATTACTATTGCGGATTTGCATATTTGGTTGGAACGACAAATGGTACTTGTTTGCGGAGAAGTCAATATTCCAGATTTACTGATTATAGAAAGACATTACAAGAATTACTTAGTAGTGGACATAGAGAAGCAGTAAATACTGGAAATTTCAGATGGAACAGAACAACTAATATTATTACTAGATTAGACGTGGAAGTTAGAACAGCAGATAATAGTTTAAACGTAAACCATATAAGTTTAGTGCGGTTTCTAAGTAGGTTATTATGGATTAGAGCTACGGAAATTAGCGAGTATGGAAAATATATGTTGCGGGATACTATTGAATGGAAAGCAAGAAAGAAAGCAATAATAACACTTAACAATCATAGAAAACTTAATCAATTCAGTAGTTATGATAGGGAAACATATAAAATAGAGATGACGGAAACAGTTAAGTTAATGAAGGAAGTAAGCGAGGAATTATACGTGGAACTTCAACATTTAATGACGGAACAAGAAAAAGATATATTCAAAGATTTTATTGAGAAGCCCATCTGGTTGAATAGAACTGACAAATTAGTTAACGTAACAAAGAAAAAGAAAAGTAGTATATCAGAGTTTGACAGAGCATTATTGTGTATAGTAAAAACTAAAAGCGTAATTACTAGTTCACGTAAACAATACTATAAACAAGTAGCTAAACAATTAGATACTACAACAGATTATATAAGGACTCGACTTGGGAAAATAAATGCTAAATGGAATTCGGAGATAGGAGCATATCAAATTAAGCATAGGTGATATGGAATGAAGTGTAAAGAAAAAGGATGTAATAAAGAAGTTGCCGACTGTGAAATATATTGTCCAGAACACGCTGAGAAATATTGCATGAAAGATTGCTTTAGATGTGGAATAGGAGATAGGTAGATTAACGGAGATTTGAAGAGAATGAGTGTAAAATTAATGGAAAAGAAAGAAGAAACTTATTGGAAAAAATCAACGAAATATATAGTTGGAATAAGATTTAGTGAATATGATAGCATTGGCGAATTTGATTCGTTAGAGAATGCAGATAAATTCTTAGATAAAAACAAAGCATTACTTGAAAGTAAACACGTAATTAATTATTGGGTTGCAAAAGTATTATTTGAGGGATAAATTAATGGAGAAACCAAAGAATATAACAGATAAACCAAAGAAGTATATACTCGTAGTAAAAGGATGGGATAGGGAAACAAACGTGTATGGTTTCACATCATTGGAACAACTAAACGAATATTTGGAAAAGTATCCATACATAACAAAAATAAGTAAAAAATACTGGATTGCAAAAGTAGTAATAGAGGGATAGATAATGGTTCTACCAGAAGAAATAAAGAAAAGAGAAGAACTTGACGGAGTAAATAAGAAAATGGAAAAGGAAAAACAACAGTTGGAAGAGATGGAAATGTTCAAGAAAATATTAGAAGGACAAAGAATATTTAAAGAATTATCAAAAGTAAATAAAAACGTAAAACCACAAATAACTGCACCAATAATTAAAGACGGAAAAATAACGTTTACTGTATCATTTCCGCTTTCGTGGATTAAAGGATATACTGGCGACTGGGATAAAGATGGAGTTGATAAGTGATGTGTAGAATGTGCCTTGGATTTACTCAAAAACCTACAGATATAATGCATCAATTCTTTAATAGTTGGGAGAAACGTCAGACGGATGGATTTGGATATTACTGTAAGACAAGTCACGGAAATGAATACCTACTAAAGTCTCCATATAACGAAGCATTTAAAATGCGTAGGGGAATAAGGATTTTCTTGTTGCATTGTAGATTGAAGACTAGCGGAGAAAAACATGGTAATGGTGGCGGAGTAGAAAATCATCCATTCCTTAGTGAAAACCAGACTTTATTGCTTAGTCATAATGGAATGTTAAGCGGATATAAAGGCTTACGGAAACACTTGATTAAATCGTTCCATCATAAGTTTGCAAGTAAAGTAGATAGTGAAGTATTACTACACTTGTTTGAAGACTACCATAAGAAGTATGGAATGACAGTTAAAGCAGTTAAAGAATGGCTTAGAGTATTAAATAAGTTTAACGTAACTGGCACAGCAAACGTGTTATGTTTAAACAGAACTAATATGGAATGGATGGCATATTCAGAAGGTAGCATTGTAGTAATTAAACCTTTAGGAAGTAAAGACTTGTTTGTTGGAAGCGATGACGTACCATTAGGAGATATTCCATTCTTTAAGTTTAGCTTAAAAAGTGGGTATTGCATTATAGGCAAAAAGAATAAAATATTAAGTATTGAACAAGTAGGAAATATTGGAAGTCACGTTAACAATTACGGATATTACGGAGTTGGAAGCTATAGTAACGTTAAAGAGTTTGGAAGGAAAACAACACGTTTTTTAAAAGATACTTCAAACCCATATTACAACTATTAAAATAAGGAGAGATTAGAATGAAACCAAAAAGTAAAATAAACATTGATGAGTTACTAAAAGCGGTAGAAAGTAAAAAGACACAAGAACTGATGAGTCCAGCGAAACCATTAAAGAGACAATTACATATTGAAATTTTGAATTGGAAAGACAATAAAATAAAGACTAAATTAGCGATTAAACCAAAGGATATAATAAGTAAAATGATTGTAGAGTTTAACGTAGCAAACCGTGAAATACTAAAGATAAAAAAGATAAAGGGACAATTAATAGATATAAAAGGATTTTTAAGAATGAAACCATACGCTGAGAAATATGGATATTCTGGAGCAACATTAAATACTATATTAAATAATATGTTTCCAGAATGTAAAGTAAACGGAGAAAAAATTGACTATTGGAAATTAACAGAGAGAATTTACATATTTACTCATGCTACTAACATGGAAAGAAAAGACTTAGCGGTTGTTGGAATACTCTTTAAAGATAAAGTGAATAAAGCAACTGGAGATATAATTAATTATAGTGGAGATATAACAAGATTTGCAATGGTAAACGATAAAGATAAAGAAATTAAGGAAACATTAAGTAAGATTCAAACGTATTTTATTAAGAAGTTACCGATGATTCGTCTTGTAATAAATAAAGGAACAAAAACATGGATAGAACTTATTGGTAGCAGAAAACTGAAGGATTATGGCTGGTATCGTTCACATGGAGATAATGATGGTAGACAAACTGGAAGTCTTGATGGATATTTCCCAAGTAAGATAATAACGAAGTATGGATGTACTATCCCACTTGGAGAATATGTAGTTTTAAGTGATGAAGCAAAAAGATTTTATAGGGAGACAACTCCACATAGAATAAGACCAAACCTATCAGCTATATTTGATGGATTACATGGAACATCACCAGTTGGTAGTATGATGGATTTGAGAAGTCAAGTAACAGAGGATTTGCAAAATGATATTAATGCTGAAGTTGAATATTTAACGAGTGAAGGATATGACTCGGAAGAAATTGATGAGAGAGTTGACCAGATGGTGGATGATGAAGTGGAAAGACGGTTGGAACTAAGAAGAGAAGCAAGAGAAGCTGAAGCATTACGAATAAGAGGAAACTGTCGTAGTATTCCAATTAGGGATGTTAACGAGGAAAGTTTCATAATTCCAAACGGAATTACTGTAATGATTGCAAAAGGAAATGATAGTGGAAGACGCGGATTAACTAATGAACCAGAAATGTGTACTATAGTTGGAGTTGAAACACCACTACATCATGTTTACTATAAAGCGGAGTTTTCTAACGGAAGCAGATGGAATGTTAGACCAGAAGAGATTACGGAAATAATAGGGAGATTAACAAGGTATAATGGAGAAGAATTGCCACTTGAAACTGAAGTGTTAATTAGAAATGGAAATGCTAATGGAAGAACCAACTTAAATGATGGAATACAAATGTGTATGATAACGGATGCTAAACACTTATATGATGCCACAACAAGACGGTATGCAGAACTCGGACAATTTGATTATGAAGCAAAGTTTCCAAACTACGGAGACACATGGTACATTAAAACAGAGGAAATCACAGACGTAGTGAGTGGGTAAACATGGAAAAATTATGTGCAAGACGGATTCAATCATTGAAAGACGTAAACTTTATAGTACATGGCATAAAACAGGGAATAGAAAATAAAGTATATAGTGATTTAACATTGATGGAAACTTTACGGTTAATAAGCGGTAAAGACGTAACATTCTATATGTTTCTAAGTGGATATAGTGTAAATGCAAAAGACATATTAGTTCCAGTAGGATTTGGAGCAATAAGAAATGATAGAGAAGTGTATAAAGTATTTGTAACACCACAAGCAAGAGGACATGGATTTGGAACTCGGATTAGTTTATGGATTAAACAGTTAATACTGAAACATGGTTACATACCAGTATGCTGGATTAAAGAAGTAAACGTTAAATGGAGTAAAACAATAAAGAAACAAGGAATGACGGAAATGGAAAGTGGTTTCAGTTGGAAATCAAAGAAGTACATGTTGACGAAATTCGATATATATATAAAAGCTATTGAAGAACATAAGGTAACAGAGATTACTTATATTCCAACAGTTAAGAAGAAACCTAGAATAGTTATGCCAATACATAGAATAGGGTGATTGAAATGAGTAAGTTTCACATAGAATATATAGCAACTAAGCCTAAGAGTAAAAAGACGGATGAAACGAAAATAACTAAGGAATGTAATCACGAAAATAATCGTAGAGATGGAGAATGTAGTTTTATGGCGTGTCCAATACACTTTACAGATAGTGAATATCAAGCTGGAAAAGAATCGTGTAAGTTTAGAGTAGCTAAAAAAGAGATAGAAGGTGGAATGAAAGAAATGGTTGAGTTCATAATGGAAAATGGATTAGGCAAGGATGGAAAGAAATTATCTGAGGATGAAGTGTTGGAGATAGTTGAGTCGTTAGATAAGGAAGAATTAAAAAAGTTAACTATAGCGGAGGCTGAGGAACAAACGGAGATAAATAGAAAGTTAAATGAGGATAAACTAGAGTTAGCTGGAACGTTAGAAGAAGAAGGACTTCTAAGCGACCAAGATAAAGAATGGTTAGATAAAGAAGGATTAGTAAGATGTGGTAATTGTGGAAGCCATAATGAGCCTGAAAATAGAGAATGCTGGTATTGTGGAGCAGTAATGAAACAGTATAATGAAGAGGAAATATCAGATGAACTAATACAATATACTATTATACATAAAGACGGAAGAACAGAGCATAAATGGCTTACACAAGCGGAATATGATGAGTTATGGAAATATGGAACAACTATAAAGAACATTAAGGTGGAGTAACATGGGATTCTTTAGCGGAGAAAACTTCGAAATGGAATTAGGACTTGCAACAAGTGATTGCATAAAATATCACGGATGGGGAAACATACGATTAACATTGATTCCAATAAGCGATAAAAAAGACGAATTGATTGGGGTATCCCTAGGCTTAAACGTTGACTTAGAAACTAATGAAGTTGAATTACAAACTTTTGTGGAGAGCCGGAAAGACGCAATATATATTTGGTTGGATAAAGAAAACGCTAAATTCTGCTGTAGTTGTTAGGTGGAGTAACATGGAAACTAAACGGATTAACTCACATAGTCCCCCATAAGCTTAAATAGAACAAGAAACATATTATAATTTGGATGATAAGAATGAAGCAATGTTCAAGATGTAAACGGATATTACCAGTATTGGAATTCAGTAAGGATAGGCGTACGAAAGATGGATTACAATCTCAATGTAAAAGGTGTAAAGTTGAATCGAAAAGAGAATGGAGATATAAGAATCCAGAGAAGCGGATGGAAATACTTAGAAGATGGAAAGATAAGAACCCAGATAAAGTCAAGGAACAGCGAAAGAGATATAATCAACGTTATCCAAAAAAGATTAAGGCATATCAGTTTATAAGTAATAACAAGCTGGAATTGGCTAAGGAATGTGAATTGTGTGGAAACACGGAGAATTTAGAGCATCATCATCCAGATTATGATTACCCAGAGATTTACGTAACTGTGTGTAAAGAATGCCATACTTGGATACATCAACCAATAAGGATAGAGTCACGTAGCTCTCCTACCTACTCTGAAACGTAAAATATTGAGGGGGGTGATTCTGTAAATGACAAGGTATATTGTAACGGTTGAATATGAAGTGATAGCTAAGGATTATGATGAGGCATTAAAAACGGTAGGTTCAGAGTTAGATAAAGCATGGAATAGATTCAAGCATATTATCGGATATAACATCACGGATGCAAACGTAGCTTAACACGTAAAACCATATTTTTTTTTGTTTGTTACTTATGTGTCTATGTATATATGTAATCCGTGAAATATACATTGAAATATACATTTATTTATACGTTTAAATATACGTTTACTGTTTGATTAAACGTAAGTGGATATGGAGAATTAAAAGGAGACGAAGTAGTTCGAACTGGATAAGTGTATATGGAGAAGTTCGAAGTTTATGTGTATTTTTAGACATAAAGGTTATAAGAGACATAACATTTTGTAAAGTTTTACGTTTTAGGTTATGTTTGTAGCATATTAGTATTATACTACTAAAAGGAATTTTGAATGGAGAGGTAGGTGTCGAAGTATTTCGAAATGGAAAAAGAAGCTTATTTTAAACCGAATTTAACGTTTTAAATATGTGTTAATGTAGTATTTTTGAAATAGAGATTACGTAATGGTTTCTTTTAGTTTATAGTGTATGGTAAACGTAACGAATAAAGTCGAAATAAGCGTATTTTATGGATTAAAGGATAAATTAAGGATATTGAGGCATATATAATACTATACGTTAAAAAACATGGATTTTTAAGTTTTTGTGTAAAAAGACAAATATTCTTATTTTATATGGAGATTTATCCATATCTGGCGACTTAGCGAAAAACACAAATAAAAATTTAGTTTTGTGTTGTGTATTTGTGAACATATCGAATTAGGTTAATGGAAATATCGAAGTATTTGGAGATGTTAATGGAAACGTTCTAAAAACATATATTGAGGAATAAGCAATGAGCAATAAGGAAACACCACTATTTGAATTCGTGGAAATAGCCGACATACCTAAGACGCACAGAGGAAAACAAAACGCAAATTATGACGCAGTAATTAAAGCATTTAGACACGCAAAACGTGAAGCCGTAAAGATTAACTGCTCTGTATTCGGAGACGTAAAAGACGTAAGTATTGCACACACTTTTAGACAGAGAATCAGAGACGCAAAACTTAAAATGTCGGTTCGATTAGACACCACGAATCACGTAGTATATCTTAAAAAGGAAAGCCTATAGAATCAGTAAACCTAAAATCTCTTTTTTTTATAGAGTTACCTAAAAAGTAACGTAACAAAACGGAGATAAAAACCATGAATAAAGACAATGAACAAATATTTCATAAGAGCAAAAAAATAAGCTATATTCATTCACAAGACGGATTTATTTCATTCCAAAATGAGTATGGTAAAAGTGTAATAGATGGATATATCAGCAAAACCTAAAATCTCTTTTTTTTATAAAGTCGAACACTTAATAATGTTTGACGTAACAAAACGGAGATAAACAAAAATGAAACGAAAGAAAATCGTTAAAATCATTCAACATTACCCTACTGAATTGGTAGGGTTAACTGGATGGTCTGAAACGATAAAAGCAATTAAAAAACGGAAAGTGAAAAACCATGTATGCAAAACGTAACGGTAAATGGATTGAAACATTTTACGGCTTTAAAATTAGAGAAATAGAATTTAAAGGTGTAAATTGTTAATTCTCTTTTTTTATAATGGTTAAGAGTAAACGTATTCTTAACCGTAAAAAACTGGAGATAAAAAATATGGATATAGAAGCGGTTGCAATAGGATTATTGCTTAACATATTGTTTTGCTTAATCCTTATTGCATACACAAAATATTGCGGTTGGATAGATAGACAATGCTGAAGCAGACGAAACTTAAAGAATACATAGAATTTAAGGAAATAGCAAAACGGTACGAATATAACATGAATTCGTTAGAAAAACTTATGAGAATCAGTAAAGCAAAACCGAAACATAAAGAATTTAGAAGATGGAGATTGAAACCATGCAGATAGACACAGAATTCAAATTTGAAATATGGCAACGTGGTATTTGGGATTTATTGCGTGGCGAATCAAGTTATTTTAATCCTAGAACACAAACAATAGCAATATATTACCATAAATGGCTGAACAATCCTAAAATAGCATTTAAAACCGTAGTTTCAGACGTAAACCACGAATCTATACATTCAATACTTATGCAGTTAATAAATAAGCAAACATCCATGCAATACGATAATATAGCCACAAAAATTCAAGAGTATTGCTACACAGACTATAAAGAGATAACTGAAACATTCAAAGAAGCAACAAAGAAGGTTAAAGAACAATGCAAACAAATAGAATAGAACTATTATGCAGAGACTTACACAAGCCAAAAATGAAGCGACTTATTCCAAAACATAAACCTAAAAGCTACAGCTTAACCTTAACCACAACTGAATACTTACGCTTAAACAATAACACAGAATACCAGTATTTCTCAAGAGGGATAATTAATGCAAACATGGTTTAAGAGATTACCTAAGAACTTAACACAGAAAACGTGCAAACATAAAGTCGTAACTGCTCAGGTAGAATATGACTGTATTTATGGATATACTCTGATAGCTTTAAGATGTATAGAATGCGGAGCCGTACGTAGTTTAACCATATACAAAACCCAAAAAGGAAATAGAACCACATAAAGCTGTACTGAATCGTGTATTAAATTACATGGTTTAAAGTACAGCTTTTTTTTGGAATCTTGATTTGAGAATTTAACTTTTTATTATACTACATAATTCTTATTATCCTTAATAAGAGGGGTAATATCAACATAGTTTATTGTAGTAGAGCAATATATCTATCAACGGGGGTAAAAACACCCCTATTCAAAAGGATAATTAACACACCACACCAAACCAGCACTCAACTATAACACTTAACATACCATACTATACTTAACATAAACTCTTGTGTTGTTACTGTATTGTTTAATTGAATTAATGTTTAATGGTGTACCATAATATTACGTGATGGAATAAGATAAGGATTAAGTAACATTATATATCTTCTACTCTCCCACCTAATACATAAGTACCAATACACATAAACTAGGAAATAGGTGTTGTGTGATTGGGGGGGTATTTTGGGAATGTTTATATAGGATGGGTGTGTATATGTGTATTGTAGTTGTTGTGGAAGGTGGTGATAAGTTGAATAAAATAGTTGTTGTTGTTGGACCAAGAGGAATAGATAGACAGTATTTTACTGGTGGCGACTTAGAAATTATTAACAAGGGCAATCTTGGTGCTAAATCTCTATCAAAATTGACTGTGGATATTCCTAACACGTTAATAATTAAAGATAGTGGCAAAGTAATAGCAGTATTTAATCAATGGCAATATTGGCGTAAACTGCCAATAGACTAGAAAACACCAAAAATTTCGGTTAGCCCTTTAAGGGGCTTGTTCCCATTTTTTTAGGGAAACTCTTTTATAGTGGTTTACAGTCTTATTAAGTTGGTGATTAAAATGAGTAACTGTTCATTGTGTAACCTTGACTTGAAAAACGAAGTTATCTATGGAGAGTATGGTCCATTTGTAGTGTTAAGAACTAAAAATTTGAAGGGACATCGGGAACGTATTATGATTGTTATTAAGGAGCATGTTCATAATATTCCGTTTAACTTGTATGAGGGAGCATTGGATTTTCTGGTTGAGATTGGAAAACGAGTGTTTAGTTACACTCCTAAATTTGTTATTATGGATAGTACGTTTGCAACTAACAAGCAACATTGGCATTTAGTAGCTACGGACTTAGACCCTAAAGCAGAAGATTTCCAGCAAATATTAGATACTAAATGGGTTAAAGTTGTAGAAAAAGAATGGGACTAATTAAGTATTATTGTTGTTCAGTAATACTCAAACGAAACCTTTTTATATCACCGTGCTACTACAAACTTAGTGAAAAAAATGTATGAAAGTTTAGTAGCCCTCTATGAGACTGTAATGGCTAATCCATATAGTAGAGCATTTGTCTTCGGTATGATTAGAAACTTTACTGGTTATATACAAACTAAATGGTACGAAAAGACTGGTAAGCCTTATGATGCTAAAATATTTGCTTCGACAATAGTTAAGTATGAAGTAGCTCTTAATGCGGCAGAACAAACATTGCCACTATTAGGTCTTCCAACAGAAGCAGTAGGTCCAGCAATAATCATTATAGACATAGTACAGTCTTGGGCTAGAAAAATATTACGTAGGTAAACACCATAATCTTTTTAAATCTCTTCCCCCTTTATTTTGTTAGTGATAGATATGACTAAATTTGATGAGACTGTTCTACAAGCTATGGTTGAATTGGAAGGTTACAGTTTTGAAGAAGCTAAACTAAGTTATGCACGAAGAGAAAAACTTCCTTCAAGTGCTTTTTGTGGTCCAAACAGAACTTATCCAGCTCATGATGCCGCACATGTCCGTAATGGATTGGCTAGGCTTTCACAGTTTGGTGGAAAATTAAAGCCAACAGTAAGAGCAAGAATACTTGGTTGTCTAAAGAGACGGGCTAAACGATTTAATGTGGAAGTTGGCGAAACTGTTTCTGGAAGACTTTGTCTAGCTAAGTGGGACGAGACTATTCCAGAAAAGAAACGTAAACAAATGCTTCTTGATATAGAAGAAACAGTTAATTGGTTTTCAGAAGCAGTCCAGAATGGGAAGTATAAAATAGTTAAAACTAAAGCTGGTAAGTTTGCTGTTATGGTAGCAACTGGAAAGAAGTTTCCACCTTGGAAAGTTGTTAAAACTTTTGATTCAAAACCAGAAGCCAAAGCTTTTATTCAAAAACAAAGTAAATAGGTGATTAAATTTGCCTATTCCAAAACCAAGACCTAAAGAAGAACAATCAAAGTTTATTTCACGTTGTATTAGTGAACTCCATCATATAGACCCTGATAGACCTGATAAACAAATTACAGCTATTTGTTATAGTACATGGCGTAATAGTAAACGTAAAAGAACTACGGCTGAAACCAAAGCCATAGTAGAATGGTATGAATCTAAAGTGAGAGCTGAGTAAAAATGAAATGTCCTAAATGTGGAAGTGAAAATGTAAGGCGAGTTGGTTGTTGTGGAAATAAGTATTGGGAATGCTTGGATTGTCACAATCAATGGCGGTGATTTAGATGAGATGTCCAGAATGTGATAGCACTAGAATAGTTAAAAGAGTAGGTGGATGTC